AAAGAGACGCTTGCGCACAATGGACGATGCCCGGTCTGCGGGGAGCCCGTCACGATAGGGGTCGAGCATCGCGTCGAGATGCTTGCGGACCGCAGCGAGACGCAGGCCCTTCCGCCGCCCACGGCTGGCGAGGTCTCGAACCTGGTGCCGCTTCCGGAGATTCTCGCCGAGCTCACGGACAGTGGGGTGGCCACGCGCACGGTCGAGCGCGGCTACGACCAGGCGATCGCCAAGCTCGGCCCGGAGCTCGCCATCCTGCAGTCGCTGCCGATCGAGGACATCGCGCGCGCCGGCAACTCGCTGCTCGCCGAGGCGATCACGCGGCTGCGTGCCAGACAGGTCATCCGCGACCCCGGCTATGACGGCGAATACGGCGTCATCCATCTGTTCGAGGAGAACGAGCTCAAGCGGCTCACCAGCGGCTCATTGCTGTTCGATGGACCGATCGCGAAACGAAAGACGTTTCGGCCGGCCGAGCCGACAGCGCTATCCAACCCAGCGGCGAGTGATGGGGAGATCGAGCTCGCAAAGCCGCCGCAGCCGCTGCTGCGGGGATGAAGCTTGGCACCAACAACACCGCTGTGGCCAAGACTGGTGCGGGTGCGGCGTTGGTGGCCTATCTGACCAACAGCCACCAGGCCTTCGACGCGACCTACCCGCAGTCCTCGCTCACGAGCGGTCGTGTGATCACCTACAAGGTGACCTATGCGGCAGGCAAGGCGACGAGTGCGGCGACACCGATCACCGAGGTCGTGATCTTCCTCGACTTCCTCGCCGATGCCACCTCGACCGCAGCCAACACGATTTCGCGCGCACTGCTCGCGGGCATCGGGTCCAAGCAGTCGACCGACACGCTGACAGTCACCTGGACGCACACTCTGACGGGTACGTGATAGCGATGACCCTTGTTCTGCAGGAAGTCAGCGAGAGTTATGTCGGTACGGCTACTGCTACCCCCTGGGGCTACGCACTCATCATCGAAATGAGCGCACCTACTGATCAAGTAGTCCTAAGTGGTAGTTGGAATGGTGGTTCTTACTGGGACACCGCTCTGGAGCATGACGTACCAATTCCGGCCCCCTGGCATTCAGTGCCACTCGGTAGTCAGACTGGGTGGGAATTGATCTGGGATGTCACAGCGATCGAAGCCGAACACCCTGGCGTTACATATACCGTCGTAGGTCACGTCATCTGTGCCGCCGTCTCTTGATCAGACTGACAAAGCTGACTCGCCATGGCCTTTCCGCTCATTCACGCCAAGCTCACCCGGCTGAGCTATTAGGAGATCGGCATGCCCCTACGTCCGACGTATTGCTCTCAGCTGAACGATCCACTGCTGGCCGCGAACACCATCGCGTCGTTCACCGGACCGCAGAACCTGATCAAGACCACCGGCAACGCCGCGTATGTGGCACAGCCGACGATCATTCCCGCGAACTACCTGAAGCCGGGGACGTGCATTCGTACGGAAGCTGGCGGGACGTTCACGAATGCGTCGACTACCCCCACGTTGGTTCTCGGCACGTACTACGGCGCTGTCGCGCTAGGGGTCAACGTGGCGCTCACGGAGGCGTCAGTTGCGTCGGTGCAGTTGCCGTGGCGTCTGCGGACGCTCACTGTTGTCCGGGCCGCTGCGGTCCCGTCAGCGGTCGTGACGATCACCCACGGCGAACTGTGGTACGGCACGTCACTGTCTGCGGTGGTGCAGATCCCCATTCCCGGTATCGCGTTGGCGACCGTCAATGTCGACAACTCCGCCGCCGCTGAGTGGTCGGTGCAGGCCACCTGTGGCACGTCGGCGGCGGGCAATGCGATTACGTTGCATCAGCTCATTATCGAAGAACTCACGCAGGTCTAGCCCTCTCCCTCAGAGGAGGGCTCGATGACGGTTACTGAGGCGACGCTCGACGCCGCCAACGGTAGCTTTTGGTCGGGCTACAACCCTCACACCACCGCCAGTATCAGCGTTCCTGCCGGTGCGCTGGCGGTGGTGGTGTCGGCCATCCGGGAGCTGCATGCCAACAACGCCTTCACCGTCTCGAACTCGGGGACGGCGCGGGTCTGGACGAGGCTGAATACCTACGCTCCGGCTACTGATCATCTGGTCGTCGATTACTGGTACAACAACACCGGTTCGTCGGTCTCCATGACGGTGACGGTCGCCTACGTCAATGGCGACGGCTTCAACGACAGCGTCATGAGCTGGGTTGGCGCGATGCCGGGCAGTGCTGATCCGGCGGTGAGGCCACCGCGCATCGTCACCACGATCTCCAGCGCCTCCACCGCGCAGGCTTCGGGCACACCTTCGGCTTCAGGTTCGATGTTCTGCCTGCACTACTTCCAGAACGCCCCGACCGCTGACGTGTCCAGCCTGGTCGCCGGGTCGGCTGTGGACACTTCACCGGCCTCGACGTTCTACTTCAGTGGCGGTCCGGGCTCGATCGGCACGATTTATCAGAGCGCGATGAATACGCAGACCGCTAGCCCGGTCACGGTCGGCGCCACGTTGCCGACCTCTGCGCAAACTTTTGGCATCCTCGTCGAGTATTTCTCGGCCGCGCCCGTCGTCGCGAGCAGCGGCGCGATTGGGAGTGTCGGGAGCGGCACGCTTGCCGTGCCCGTGCCCGCTGGAGTGGCCAGCGGCTCGTTGATCATCGCTTACATCTATGCAGGTTGGTTCAACGCCGCCACCCCGACTACGGCACAGTTCACTCCACCGGACGGCACGTGGACGATCAAGGACATCGTTACCCACGTCGTCAGCGGTGGGCAGTTGGCGATGATCGTGGCGTACAAGTACGCCATAGGCTCGGACAGCGGTACTTACGCCTGGACGGTGAACGCGCTCGGCGGTACCGGTTGCTCGTTCTCGTCAGGCGTCGCTAGTCGGGTTACCGGCGGCGCGACGTCGGGTGACCCCTTCGCCGACGCGATCCAAAAGGGGTCGGCAGCCGACGGCTCCAGCACGGTCGCGGTGGCATCGTTCACGCCCGGCGGCGACAACACACTGATGACCGGTTACTGCGACGATCCCGACAGCTCGCCGACCGTAACTGTGCCGTCCGGTTGGTCATCGGTCGTATCGAATTCGGATACGACATCGGGTGGTTCCATTCTGGGCCAGGCGACACAGTCCACAGCCGCCGCTACGGGCACCCTGACGTTCACCAGCACGTCCTCGACGTACAGCAAGCTGGCCCTGATCGGCACCTTCCGCGTGCCCGTCGCCGCAGGTGGTGGAGGGGCGCCGTTCCTGGCCCCGCCGGGCTACATGACGCCGTGGGCGATCGCGTCCCGGGTGACACTCGGCCGTCGAACACTTGCATCTGATTTCGCAGCAGCGCCAGCCGATCCCGAAGGCATCACTGACGCTGCGACGCCGGTGCAGGACATGGTCCGCGCCCAGGTAGATCCCGAAGGCATCCTCGACGCAGCCGTTCCGATGCAGGGACTCGTCCGGTCTGCTGCTGATCCAGTTGGTCTTCTCGACACGGCTGTTGCCCAGCAAGATCTGGTGCGTCTCCCGGTTGATCCGGTTGGACTGCTCGATACAGCTTCCGTACAGCAGGGTATGGCGCGCACTGTCGCTGACTCCGTCGGGCTACTCGACGCAGCATCGGCAGTAGCTGACAACGTTCGGCTGCCCGCTGATCCGATTGGGCTTCTCGATACCGCAAGTCCGGTCCAAGGAGTCGTGCGCCAGCAGGATGATGCGGTCGGGATCACCGATGCCGTCAGTGCCAGCCTCACTAGCGGGTACATCAAGACCCAGGATGACGCGGTTGGTCTGCTCGACACAGCCAGCGCAGTACTCAATGCCGTTCGCCAGCAGGATGATTCGCTAGGCCTCGTCGACACCGCGACCGCACAGCAGGATCTCATCCGGTCAGCCACCGATCCGGTCGGTCTGCTCGACGTAGCCAGTGCCAAGCAAGACGTCGTGCGAGCGCAGGCAGATGCTGTGGGGCTGCTCGACACCGCGTCCGCGACCCAGGGGCTTGTTCGGCCTCCAGCCGACCCCACCGGCATCGTCGATACGGCTACAGCTGTCCAGAATCTGATTCGTACCCAGGCTGATCCGGAAGGCATCACCGACTCAACTACAGCCTCGCTGAGTATGCCGCGTCAGGTCGACGACCCAATCGGTCTCACTGACGTTGCCTCGGTCGTCACCGACCTGCAGCGTGCCCCCGTTGATCCGATCGGCATCACTGACTCGGTCAGTGCGACGCTCACCAGTACGGGCGCTGCCACGGTCGTAGACCAGGTCGGGCTCACCGATTCGGCTTCAGCCAAGCTCGACAGCGTCCGCTCGGCCGCAGACCAGGTTGGACTCCTTGACGCGGCGAGCGCTGGACTCGGGTTCATCCGGACGCCTGTTGACCCGATCGGTCTGAGCGACACGGCCGCCGTCACCCAGCAGGCAGCTCGCACGACTGCAGACTCGGTTGCGATCACCGATGCGCTCGCGCTCGACCGTGCGCTGCCGATGAACGACCCGACGGCACTCACCGACACCGTCACCGCGTCGTTGGGAATGAACCGAGAGGCTGATGACAGTCTCGGACTGACCGACTCGGCCACGGCCTTCCTCGACCGAGTGCGCACCCAGCATGATCCGGTCGGGATCAGCGACTCCGTCACAGCCGTCCTGATTCCAGGAGAGATCAACTACATCGGTACCCCGATCGATTCCATAGGTCTTACCGACTCGGTCGTCGCTGTCCTCGTGCGCGGTGAGATCTCGAAGCCACCGGACTGGCATGACCAGATCAATGGCCCGCTGATCCCGCACCGCGATCAGGGCATTTCGTCGCTGCAGTGGCATGACCAGATAAACACCTCGGCCATCCCTTCGGAGGAAACCGAATGAGCACCAGGCGCGGGCCACACATCATCCTGCCCGGCGGAGATGGCAGCCACGTGGTCCAGTTCCTCTACTGGGGCGGTCAGCCGGTGCCCTACGGTCTGGTGGATCGTCATCGACACAGCGACGGCGACGGCTTCCACGGCGGGTACCTCGCCTGGCAAGATCCTTCTGACAGTGGAGAGATCTTGGTCCGGCATCAGCTCGCCGGAGGCGGCCCAGACGATCCGACTCACCTGAGCGTTACTCCTAGCCTCGCCTGCGCGTTCGCGCGCGGGGACGGGGAAGGCGAGCCCTGCACGAGCCACGGTTGGATCACGGAAGGGCGATGGATCGATGCCGGAAGTAGTGCCTGAGATCAAGACCGCCGAGGATCCGGACCGGATCGTGATGCTCATCGACCTCGACGTCTTCGACACCGAGCAGTTGGCCGAAGCAGCAGTGTCCATTGCCCGCAGTCGGATGCCGAGAGTGACCGGCTACATGGCCTCCACCCTGCAGCCGCTGGCCGGGCCGGGCTACTTCGGGATCTACTTCCCCGATCGCAAGGTCTGGTTCATGGAGCAGGGCACGCGCCCACACACCATGCGCAACCTCCCTCGGGACAAGCCGATCCCGATGTGGGTCGAGGACGCGGACGGGTCGCAGGCGCGCGAGATCCGCAAGCACTCCCGGAAGCCCCCGCAGACCCGCGTCACCGAGGACGGCCGCCGCCAGGTGCTGATCTTTCGGCGGGTTGCGCCGAACAAGAGCCGCAAGACGATCATGCGCGACGGCCAGCCCGTCAGCGTGCCGCGCAGCTACCCCGGCGCGCCTGGACGCATCTCGGCCAGGCGGAGCACCGGCAAGATCGCGACAGGCAACGTGGGGGTGCGCTGGCGCCATCCCGGCATCGCCCCACGCATGTTCCTCAACTCAGCGCTGGCAGACATCGCACTCGCCAACGGCATCGAGCTGGTGCCAGTCTACCTTTGTGACACTACGTCCTTTTTCCACCTAGTGAAGGGATGATCTGTGTATCTCTCCAAGCTCAAGGGAGCCGTGGTGGAGGCGTTGCAGCAGACCTTCGCCGCGACGCCGACCGCCGACTTCAACGGCACCTTCGTCTCCATCGAGTACCCACTGGACAAGCAGAACTATCCGTCCGTATGGGTCAACTACGACGACCGCGACTCGCTGCGTATCGCCGGTATCGATCACCGCGAGTACGTGCTCGACGACAACGGAGGCACCCACGACGTCACCCGCTGGTTGTTCTCCGGCACGGTGACCCTGACCGCCGTCGCGCTGTCCAGCCTGGAGCGGGACAACCTCTACGACGAGCTGGTGCGCATCTACGCCTTCAGCCGCATCGAGGACGACGCGACAGTCTTCCGGACCACCATCGAGAACAACGACTTCATCGGCGTGCTGGCCAACTGGGACGAGCTGCGACCGGGAGGCGACTCGGCTGGTCCGGGCACTCCCTGGGGCACCGAGGATGAGGTCATCTACGAGAAGAGCCTCAGCTTCGACGTCGAGGGCGAGTTCGTCTCTGACGCCTCCACCGACACCCTCGTCCTGCTGTCCGCGATCCTCACCGAAGGCACCCCGGTCAACGACAAGGGGGTCACCACCGGGGTCGTGCAGAACGTGCTCGTCAACTCGGCCAGCGAGATCGCCTTCGACAACAGCCAGTGGCATTGATCCTGCCTATGTGCAAGCTCGGACCCCCGAAGTATTGAGCTAGGTGTCCTGACGCGAACGCAGAGGCAGGCGAGAAAATTGGTCGACTTCCGGAGCGGGTATGTCCCGCCGGGCGTGTACGTCAGCACCGATTCAACCGGATCGGTGGCGGCTGTCGGCATCACCGACACCGTCCTCTGCTTGGTCGGGCGGGGTTTGGGCTACCAGATCTACACCGAGCAGATCAGCTTCGCCGGTGGCAACGCCATGCCACTGACTCAGAAGGGCATCGACTCGGCTTCGGTCGTGGTGAGTGGCACCATCCCGGTCAGCGGCATCCCCACCCACGTGACCTTCCAGGTCGACGGTCCTTCGACTCCGCACGACTACAGCGTTAGCCAGACCGGGACGGGCATCAACAAGGTCACCACGCTGAATCGGACGACCTCCGGCCAGATCCCGACCACCGGCTCGGTCACGGTGACCTACCACTACACCGATGACACCTACTTCGCGCTGAACAGCTTCAGCGATTACGCCAGCTTCGAGGACGTCTACGGTGTCCCGTTCGACCCGACCACCGGTGGCCTGCTCAGCCCGCTGAGCCTGGCGGCTCAGATCGCCTTCCAGAACGGCGCCAACGTGATCTTCGCGGTGTCGCTGTCCGGCTCGGGTTCGGTGGTCAGCCAGTTCGCCTCTGCCTATCAGCTCACGCTGCCCAACTACGACATCAACGTCGTGGTCCCGCTGTTCGAGACGGCCGTGGACGGCAGCACCGCGCAGAGCCTCGCGACCGGCCTGGTCAGCTACCTGCAGAACGCCGAGTCAGAGGGCTTCCCCCGGATTGCGATCGTCGGCCTGCCGGAGGCCTTTACCGGCGAGACGCCCGACGTGCTCGCCCAGCAGATCGACTACCGCCGGGTGGTGCTGGTCTGGCCTCCGTCGTTCCTCTACTACAACGCCGTGGTCAACGCCACCCAGACTCTGGACGGCATCTACTTCGCCGCCGCGTGCGCGGGCGTGCTCGCCAACCAGGACGTCAACCGAGGGCTCACCCGAGCCCAGATCCGCAGCTTCTCCGGGATCCCGGCCGCCGTACTGGCGAACATGTCCACCTCGAACAAGAACACCTGGTCTTCCAAGGGTGTCTCGGTGGCCGAGGTCGACCGCACTCAGCGGTTGGTCGTGCGTCACGGAGTGACCACCGACGTGTCCTCGGTGCAGAACCGCGAGATCTCGATCGTGCGCTGCCAGGACGCGCTGTTCCAGCTGATCTCGGTCAGCCTCAACCAGGCAGACCTGATCGGCGACCCGATCGAGGTCAACACCCCGCTCGCGGTCAAGGGCATCATCGCCGGGGCCCTGGAGACGGCCCTGAGCAGCAATACCATCCAGGCCTACACGAACCTGCTGGTCCGGCAGCAAGCGCTGCCCAGCGGCGATCCCACGGTCATCGAGTGCACCTTCAGCTACTCGCCGACCTACCCGCTGAACTACATCACCGTGGTGTTCACCCTCGACCTGACCACCGGCGACGTGACCACCACCGACTCGGCCAGTGGCAGCTCGAACAGCAACCAGCCCGCAGGCTAGAGAGGTCTGAACGATGCCCAACCAGCAGGTACGAGTCGTCGGCTCGTCCTACTCGACCTTCACGTACTCGGGCAAGCCCATCGCGTACCTGGAGGGCGTGGAGGACTCGGGCCAGCGCGCCTTCTCCGATGCCGGTGCGGCCTGGCAGCCGATCCACCCGCTCGGCCAGCGCCACCCGATCGAGATCGCGACCAGCCGCGTCCTGCAGGCGGGCACCCTCAACCTGACCATCCGCGAGCTGTGGAACACCGCCGTGTGGGAGCAGCTCTCGGGCCTCGCTGGCACCAACAACATCGTCGACATCTTCGACGTGCTCGCGCGCAATCCCGCGTTCGTCACCTGCCAGACGGTGATCCAGCCGCCCGGCACCGGCGCCAAGCCGCGCGGCAAGATCTACCACAACTGCGTGGTCGTCGACATCAGCGACAACGACACCATCACCGTCGGAGCGCTAGCGGTGACCAAGGGCATCGTGGTCGCCTACACCCACTCGACCAAGCTGTAGTTCGACGAGGAGACACGATTCTGGAGGAGACCGCGTGACCGAGCCTGCGCTAGCCCCGATCGATGAAGCGGCGGCGGCCTTCACCCCGATGGTGACGATCCCCGACGATCCGCTGGAGGACATGCCAGCCCCGCTGGCCTCGGTTGACACGGACTTCGACGAGAAGCACCGGGAGGACTTCACCGGCCTGCTCTACCTGGGAAAGCTGGAGGAAGAGTGCACCGTTGCCGGTCACCGGTTCCTCCTGGCAACGCCCTCCCAGGACGACCGGCTGGAGATGGGCCCGCTGCACAAGCCGTGGGTCAACACGATCACCGGCGAGATGGCCTGGCGGACGATCTTCGTCGCGGCCTACCTGCGCAAGATCGACAGCGAGGATGCGCCTCAGCCGTTGAGTCCGGCGAACACCGGACTGCGCACGCGCTTCGACTGGGTGCAGCGCAGCATCGCCTCCGACGTCGTGATCGAGAAGCTCTTCGAGCACTGCCTACTGGTGGATGCCCGAGTGCGCGAGCTGATCGAGGAGCTGGATGGCCTGGGGGAACCCTCAGCCTGACCGGAGAACTTGACCCCTGGGTGCACACCCAGATCCGGCTGGCGAAGGCTCAGGGTCTTCTGCAGGGGCGTGGGCTCAGCCTCGTGCAGGCTCACGCGATCTATCTGCTCGACTCGGTGGAGGTCATCCGCGAGAACAAGCAGGAGGACCGCGAGCTGAACCTCGCTCTGCTCGCGGCCGGATCGGTCTCCTTCGGCAAGCTCTTCCCGGAGTACCTGGGCCAGACCCAGCCGCAAGAGGTCGGCCCGGACGACCTGGACTCGGCTCTGAACAACGAGGGCGACGAAGCGGGCCTGGTCCGCTACGCCTCCCCGCCCGAGGAGATGACCGAGGAGCGGATGAACGAGCTGCTCGGCCAGCTGATGGCTGAGAACTCCAACGGTTCGTTGAACGGCAGCGAGACGCGCAATGACGGGTGGATGTAATGACCACCCCCGGTAGCGGCCAGCGCAGATCCAAGGGCCGTACGTCCACCGCGCAGAACGAACAGATGCAGCAGATCCTGCGCGACCTCACCACGGCCGCGCAGATGATGGCGGTGGCCGGGCAGGAGAGCCGTGCGGTCGCGGACAGCATGATGCGCTCGCAGGACGGGCTCGACTACATCCTCGGCGGTCTCGCCGGTGGTGGAGATCCGGCCTGGTTCGGCGGAGCGCCCACCCCGCGCCGAAAGAAGAAGCAGCCGACTCAGGGGGATGCCCCTCGGGCAAAGGACAACCAGTCCGATCGTCCGGTGCATGCCCAGCCAGCCAAGGCTCGCCCGCCTCAGCAGCTGCACCCGCGCAACCTCGGTCTGCAGGCCTACCAGGGAGCCGGGTCGCTGCAGGGCGGCAGCCACATCGGCCACATGCGCACCTTCGCGCGCCAGCGCATGGGCGAGTACATCCACCAGCGTCACGGTGCCGCGTCCGGCAGCTCGTTCATCCCGGCCGAGCGCGACGAGACGGGCAACATCACCTCCTACCACAAGTACAGCAACACCGGCCGCTTCCAGGGCACCGTCGGAGCCTCTGAGGAGGGCGTAGCCGGGGATGTGGCCAGCGCGGCCAGTCGGGCCCGCATCTCCGGCATCGGGGGCGCCCTGAGTGGCGAGGGGGCCATGGCGGGCCTGCGTGCGGTGCCCTACGTCGGTGGCGCGGTGATGGCGGCCGGTGCGCTGTGGGAGGGCGCCAACTTCGTCTCCAACCAGCGAGCGGCCAACTCGCAGTACCAGTCCATCTACGGCGGCTCGAACGTCGCCGGGATGGCTCAGCGAGCGCACGGTGTGGGATTCCAGGTCAGCTCGATGCTCGGCGGCGGCCTGAGCATGGGCGCCGCCGGTGAGGCCTACAAGGGCGTCTCGGCGCTCGGCTACGGCGGGGCGAACCGCAACCAGGCGCTCGGGTTCATCCAGAGCAACTACAAGACCATGGGCATGGACGTCAAGTCGTCCATGGAGCTGATCTCGATCGCGTCCAAGAACGCCAGCGGCAACCTGATGGATCTGGAGAAGCAGCTGCGCGCGGTCAGTGACCAGGCCAAGGCCACCGGTCAGAACGCCAACGTGGTGCGCGAGGCGTTCGTCCAGAACTACGGCGCCTCCCAGCAGGCGGGCCTCGGCGCCCAGAGCAGCGGCATGGTCGCCCAGTCGGCTACCAACGTCACTGCCGGGATGGGCCGCCAGTACTCCGGGATCAACATGACCGGGATGCTCAGCCAGACCGGCATGACGATCGCGGCAGCCAACACGGGCATGACCTACAGCCAGTTCGTCGGCGCTTCGCAGAACAACCCGATGCTGGTGGCCGGGGCTCAGCAGGACATCATCAACCGCGCCTTCGACGCGGTGATCGACTCAGCTTCCAAGACGGCCATCCAGCAGATCATCCAGCAGCACGGCGGGAACAAGGCCGTGGTGGACAACCCCGGTGTGCAGCAGAGCATCGGAGCAGAGATCCTCAAGCAGGGGCTGCTCAACATCCCAGCACTGACCGGTGTGCTGTCCGGCTACGGCATCGACGTCAGCTCGCTCAACCCGGTCAACGTCGCTGGCTGGGCCGTGGCCTGGGCCGCCGGTGGCGTCGACATCAAGAAGCAGACGGCCGCGCAGGTGAGCCAGACCCAGCAGCGTTCGATCAGTGATCTCGCGCAGGGTAAGGGCATGCCCGCCGGGATGAGCCAGCACGGCACCGATGTACTGAAGGGGCAGGCCCAGCAGGCGCAGTACAAGGCCAAGTACGGCACGAGCGGCATAGGTAACGACCCCGGGCTCGCCTTCGACACCAAGAGCGGCATGTACGACCCGGTGATCGCCGAGCTGCAGAAGCGTTACGGGGCCGATCTCAAGCTCGGCGTGCAGACCGCCGACGGCTACCGCGAGGTCACTCTGGCCGAGGCCGCCGCGAAGTACCGCGACCAGCTGGTCAACGGCACCGCCGTGCTGGTCGACACCAAGCGTTCCGGAGACGCCAAGGGCCAGACAGTGGGCGACGTGGTCGGCACCGAGCAGGGAGCCAAGACCACCGACACCACCACGTCGAAGGCCACCGTCGGCAAGAAGGACCAGAAGGACCTGCAGCAGCTGGGATTGGAGACCGGTGGGAAGGGCGGCAATGGCGGACAGGTAGGCGTCTACATCGACATGACGCCCGAGCTGAAGAAGTACCTCAACATCACCACGACCGGCAATCCCGTCGTCAACGCCGGAGCGGCAGCCAACGTCCCGCCGAAGGCGCCACGCTGATGGCCTTCGCGCAGCTCGGCGACCTGAAGTGGCGGATCGACCCCAACGAGATCTCGTGGGACTACCAGATCGACGCTAACCGCATCGAGACCCTCGGCGGCCAGGTGGTGCAGATCCTCGGTGCCACTCTGGGCGATGTCACGATCTCCGGCGACTTCGGACAGGACCGCACGCACAAGCAGGAGAGCTGGCAGCTCGCGCTCGCGTTCAACAAGAAGATCCAGCAGATGATGGATCAGCAGACGCTCCCGGCCAAGCGCGTCACCATCGGAACCAAGGGCGTCGGTACCGGCGTCGGCTCGATCCTGAACAAGAACACCGATGCCGCAGTGGTCCACCAGCCAGTGACCTTCAGCTACATGGACGGCGTGCACAACTGGCAGTTCAAGGTCTTGATCAAGTCCATTGTGGACAGTGACGGATCAGGCGCAGCCGTCACCCACTCCACCGGCAAGTACTCCTACGGCTACCAGCTCACGCTGTTCATCGTCGAGGCGCAGACAGACATCATCAAGAAGATCGCAACCGATGCCTACATCGCCCGGATCTCCAACGGACTCGGCTGGAAGCAGTCCAAGTTCAACGGGCCACTGACCGGCGCCCAGGCAGCTGCGTTCATCCAGGCGCACGGGGGAAGCGTCACCGCCTACCTTGGTGGCATCCTGACCGGAGGAGCCTGAGCATGATCAACGACCAGACCGAGACCAGCTGGGCCTGCGACGTTCCGGTGTCACTGCCCGAGCCGACCCCGATCAGTGACGTCCTGCTGAACATGGGTACCCACGTCTTCACCGAGAACGGCCTGATGTTCAACGTCACCAAGGCTGACCTGCAGGAGTACTCGATGCCCACCTGGGGCCCGCAGGAGGTCATCTGATGGGCAGCTTCAGCCACAGCCACGCCAACGCTGCGCTCACCTATTCCAATCGAGGGGTCAACCTCGCCAAGGCGCGCGTTCCGAAGATGTCCTTCACCTACGCCCAGAACTCCGAGGAGAGCCACGCCCGACAGCACCGCGCCTACTACCCGCACCGACGCAGCCAGGGCAACTTCTCGCTCACCTTCGCCTGCAACGGCTGGCGAGAGTTCAACCAGCTGGTGGCCTGGTTCCGCGACTACGCGAACATCGTGCTCAATCTCGACGCGGCGGCCGTACCTCCTCCGATGACGGTCGCCGTGCCCTCGCGCAACTTCCTCCGACTGGGGATCCCCAGCACTGGCCTGCAGTACGGGGACCACATCGGGTCGCTGGTGTTCAACCCGACGATCGACTTCCTGTCGGTGTCTGATCCTGGTGACTCCTCGACCGCGATCCTGAAGATCAATCAGGTGTCCGGACAGAGCGACGAGAGCGGCAGGGCAGCCAAGCCTTCCTACTTCTACCCGACGCAGATCGGCAAGCTGGAGAAGTATCTCTACGACCAGGGGGCTGCTCAGCGTGTCGCTACCGCAGCCGAGCTTGCCGCCGAGATCTCAGCCACCATCAGCTCGGACAACAAGCGCCGCCAGCAGGAAGACTTCCTGGGGATCTGATGGCGACGTCAACGATGCCAGTTAGGGCGCCCGTGAAGGCATGCGCGCGAGCAGTAAGTTCCAGCTCTCTTCTTGGCTTGGCTCTTCACCATCGATGCTCTGATCAAGAAGGGGTCGCCACAGGTACCACAGATGCGCTCGACAGCCAGATGTCTCTTGCCATTGCTGTCCGTCAGCGTGAGTTTACCATCGAGCTTGCGCTCGCTATTGCGGTGAATGTTGCAGCCTTGACACGACGGCACGAGATTCTCGGGATCATTGTTGCTGGGATCTCCGTCGACATGATCAGCGATCAACGATCCAGGTTTCGTACGACCACCCGGTATCCACTCCACCGATTTGCCGCACCAATGGCACGGATGAGCTCCCGGACCGACCTTTTCGTAGAGGATGACGCGATGCTCGGGCAGACGAATCCCTCCCCCTGGCGGGATCAGCGGATGCCCCGTGCGCTTGACATATCGATAGGGAGAGGTCGCCACGCGGACAGGGTACATCAAGGAGTGTGGCCATGGCGACTTTGATCTACGCTCCCGGCATCAAGGTGCACGTGGAGACCACGGCCGGAATCCTCGATCTCACCGAGGACATCGCGAACTGGCAGCTGCAGTTGGCCGAGAACGCGGTGCACGTGTTCAGCTTCCAGCTGCAGAACGCCCAGCGTAAGTACGACGGTCGGCTGCTGCCGATGGACCGCATCTCCATCCAGCTCAAGCGCCTGACCTGGATGCAGACCATGACCGGCTATCTCAACGACGGGCCGATCTTCCAGGCGTGGCCGGGCACCCTGGATATGACCGCGAGCTGCACGCTCAAGATCCCGCAGTTCTGGTCGTGGGATCCCACCACGGCCGACTCCGGCGCACTCATGGCGAAGTACCTCTCCAGCTCCAACGGCATCACCCAGGCAGACTCGGTGGCCGGTGATCGCAACCTGTCCAAGCTCGTGGTGGAGAGCCTCGCGCAGGTCGTGGGCTGGCCGCGCTCGCGCATCCACATCGGAGCGGTGCCCAACACCTGGTTCAAGTTCGCCTCCAGAGTCGGTGCGCTGATCAAGAAGGACACCGACATGTCCGCGCTGATCGGCTCGACCGCGACCGTGGGTGGCACGGCTTCCGGCACTCTGCGGGTGAACATCCCGGCCGGGACCTACCTCGGCATCGGGCTCAACACCGTCCAGGCGCACAACGCTTCGATCATCTACAACACCACCAAGTTCGTCGCGAACATGTCCAGCCGCGACGCAGTGATGGCGCTGATGACCGCGATGCAGGAATCGACCATGCTCAACCTCGCGAACTCCGGCGACCCGACCTCGCTCGCGATCCCGCACGACGGAGTGGGATCCGACCACGACTCAGTGGGGCTGTTCCAGCAGCGCCCGAGCTGGGGCTCGACTCAGGAGCGCATGACTCCCGCCACCGCGACCCAGCTGTTCCTCAAGCGACTGGCCGCCGTCGAGGGCCCACAGCAGAACCAGAACCCGAACAGCGACACCGACCTGATCCAGACGGTGCAGGTCTCGGCCAACGGCAGCGCCTATGCCAAGTGGCAGAAGTTCGCCGAGGCGCTCGTCAAGATCGCCGATCAGCTGTCCACCGGCAAGGCCCCGTCCTCGACCGACAACGGGCTCGGCGGCGTAGGAAACATCAGCACCTCGGGCAAGACGATGGGCGCGCAGGTAGCCAAGGTCGCCTACGACCTGATCAAGGACCACCTGACCAACCCGATCATCTACTCGGGTGCCGAGTCCGGCTACAAGGACGACCCGCCCGAGACGCCTGTGCACGACGTGAAGTCATTGGACTGCTCCTCGCTCGTCGACTGGGTCTACTACCAGTCCACCGGCACGCGGCTGTTCCCGACCGGACGAGGCACTGCCGCCAGCCAGTACGCCAAGTGCCCGATCAAGATCCCGCTCAGCCTCGCGCGCTATGTGCAGGGTGCGGCGCTGTTCATTGGCGGTGCCGCTGCTCACCACGTCGGACTCTCCTTGGGCGACAATCGGCACGTCGCCGCGCACGACCGCTACTCGGACCCGAAGAAGGACGTCGATGTCTCACCGATCGACTCGGGTGGTGGTTTCGACTCGGCTGGTCTGCTGCCAGGGATCGATTACTCCGCAGCAGCTACCACGCAAGCAGCAGCCAGCCAGCTCAAGACCTACCTGAAGACCGCGACCTCGGTCGGGCCCAATCTCTTCGATGTCAACAACCCATCAGTCACCGCCGACGGCAGCGGTGAGAACAAGGCGTTCAACGCGCTGCTCAACATCCTGACCTTCAATGCCACCACCGACCAGCTGGGGAACCAGCTCGGCGGCCGACGTGCACTGATCAATGATCAGCCGTTCCTGCCCTGGCTGCAGAACCTGATCAACGCCTCGATGCGCAGCTTCTGCTCGGCCCCCAACGGCGACTTCATCTCCTGGTTCCCTGACTACTTCGGCCTGTGGGGAACGGCCGCCGTCATGAACGTGCAGATGATCGAGCTGCAGGACTTCAGCGTGATGTGGTCGGACCAGCAGATGGTTACCCACCAGTTCTTCATCGGCAACCCGAGCGCGACGACGTTCGACCAAGGTACAGCCGGGCTCGGTATCTCAGATCCCGTCGGGCAGATCAGCCAGTACTCGCTGTTCGCTGCCACCTCGGGCATCGCCACGATGGACTACCCGGAGATTTTCGAAGTGATCTACGGCAAGGCCGCGAGCCCGGCTTGGACTGCGGCCTTCCTCAAGCGCTTCGGTGCTCGTCCGGATGTCGAGCAGCTCCCTCAGATCCAGCAAGGTGCGCCGGAGTTCTTTATGGCCCTCTACCTGTTCATGCGGCGCTGGGCTGGCATGTTCACCGCGACGATCCCACTCACCTTCATGCCAGAGATCTTTCCGGGCATGTTGTTGCGGATCCCCGACTTCGGCTTCCAGTGCTACGTCACCGGCGTGACGCACCAGGGCTCCTACGGGCAGGGCGGCAGCTTCACCACCACGGTCGAAGTCTGCGCGCCCTCGAACACCGGATCGTCCGACCGCAGCGACCTGCTCGCGCTGCTGCCCCAGGGAGGGAAGCCTTTCAAATGAACCAACCAGTTCAGCTCAAGACGCCGACCGGCACTGCCAACGGGTCGGGCACCTCCTACAGCCGAGGCAAGGTTCTCGGTATCGCCGGAGTCATTGCTCAGGTGCAACTGCCGACCGGCGAGGTCGTACAGGTGCGTACGGACTTCCTACGCGGCAAGAGCGGGCCGCCACTGGCCGGAGAGATCTGGATCCTCGACCAGCTCTACGGGCAGTGGATGTTCGCTGTGCCGGTCGGCATCGTGGGTGGCGGTGGGGCGCTGTCCGCGCTCACCGACGTCGTCCTCACGAGCCCCAGCAACGGCCAGGCGCTCGTCTACGACTCGGCCCTGACCAAGTGGAAGAACGCGGTCCCGACGGCCGCTGCTGTGCCGTACAAGTCCTTCCTGGGCATCGCTGAGCGGGCGCTGGCATTCCTCAGCTACCAGACGAAGCCTTTCCTCGGGGTCAGTGCCGCTGCTGATTCCACTGTGGTCCTGAGCAGGCCCTATCCGTTCACCTTCACCGGCATCGTCAGCGGGTACTTCGACGCGGGCTCCTACACCCCCTCGGGCACCGTCACGGCCACGCTGGTGCTCTGCACGAATACTGCCGTCACTTCCAGCGCAGCGACCGCCACGGTGGCCTCTGACGGCTCCTTCAGCTTCGGCTCGGCCGCCCGCAACGGTTTCAAGAGCGTGCGTATCACCGACAGCAACGGCACCATCGCTGACTCGACCAAGTCCCCGGGTACCCTTCGTTCGATCTACGCCCCGTTCAGCGGCGGAGCCAACGGGACGCAGCCAGCCTTGACCGGCAAGAACGACACAGTCACCTACGCCTACGACCAAGCGGTCGCCATGCTCGCCGCGCTCGCCATGGGGCGGCTGGAGCTGGCTCAGCGGCTCTACGGTGGTCTCTGGCGGCAAGAGATCCCCTACTCGGCTACCAACTGGGGCTCCTGGCCGGTCATGACCGAGCAGCTCACACCGGACACCTTCAGCAATGTATTCCGACTCGACGCGCAGGGAATGGCGCTGTACGCGGTTGGTGCCTATGGTTCGGCAGCCAGCTTCGGCGACGAGATCTTCGGCTACCCCTGGACGACTAGTCTCTCGGGCTTCGGACTCACTCCATTCACGCAAGGGGGCACGGGGCTCTACCAGTTCGGCAGCGGTACTTATCCGGTCAACACAGCTGGGTACGCACCCATCGGTTCCGAACAGTCAGCTTCGGCCTACACCGCCGACGGCAACATGATGGCCTGGCTCGGCATCACCAAGGCTCGCCAGCTCATCCAGGCTGGCCCGATCGGCACGGCGACTGATTTGCAGGTAGCCATCATGGCCAGCCTGTGGAACGCAGGGCAGAACCGCTTCAACCGAGATTTGGCCAACTCGACCGCCGACCCGCTGCGCAACCGCATCCTCGGATACTTCTTCCTGCGCGGCATCGGTCGCAGCGAGGCGCCCAACCTCATCACCGACGCCGCGCTCACTCCGTACAAGCACACGAGTCCCTACAGCGGGGCTAAGGGCTACTCGGCCTACCGCACCCAGGCTGAGTACCCGAACGCAAGCTACCCAATCTGGACCGAAGGTACGTTGTTGCTTGCGCTCGCCTTTCTGGTCAGTGGAGACACCAGCCGCTGGGCTCAGACCATCTCCGACCTGTTCATCGTGTCGACGGGCGTCGATGACCAGCGAGAGAACGGCGGCCCAACCGCCAACGTGGGGATCTATTTCCGCGACGTCCAGCGCATCCAGAGCACGCTTGGCGGCATTCCTTATATCCTGCCCGACTCCTCCACGGCCTTCGACTACCCGAATACCAACACCTTCAGTTGGTCCACCGCGAGCGCGGCAGCAGCCATCTTCGCGATCACCGGCGGAGGCATCTTCGGGATCTAAGAATCTGTCCGCCGACCACTTCGGGCGACGGAAGTAATGAGCTTGGAGGTGGGATGCAGACACTCGCGCTGGTGCAGGGGGACCTCGTCCTCAATTCTGGCTCATACCTGACCTTTTCGGGCCCGGATAAGATCCGCCAGGATCTCGATCTCGCACTCAACGAGGCCTACGGCGCGGATCAGTTCCACCCGCTGTGGGGATCGATCCTCGACCGCTTCATGGGCCAGCCGATCACCAGCTCGCTCAAGCAAGCGGTGCTCAACGAGGTCACTCGGGTCTTGAAGAACTACATCACGGTGCAGATCGACGACGTCTCCTCCGACACCGTCGCCAACACCCGCAGCCGCTACGACACCGGCGACGTCGTGCAGTCGGTCGAATCGATCAACGCCGTGGTGTCCTTCGACCGGATCACGGTCACGGTAGTGCTGCAGACTCTGTCCAACCAGACCATCACCATCCAGCGACAGGTCATCGCATGATGCTCACCGCCAACGACCCGGAGGCTCACCGTGCCGACGGCGAATGATATTTCCTCCAACATCATCGACGCCCTGCGGGTCACCGAGCCCACTCTGGATACGTCGATCGGATCGGTCATCCGCAAGATCGTCGACGCGGCCTCCGGATCGATCTCCGAGGCCTACACGGACAGCCATCTGGTCAGTTACGCCTACGACATCGACTCCAAGACCGGCGGCGACCTCGACGACTTTTGCGCCCTGTTCGGCATCGCTCGACTGCAGGCACAGCGCGCCACCGGCGTGGTGACCTTCTCCCGGCCTTCCTCGATCGCTACCACCCGGACGGGCGTCGTCGGCGCCGGGATCCAGGTGCTGGCGATGACCACTCCGGCGGTCTACGTCCAGACCATCACCTCGGCCGTCATGGCTATCGGCCAGACCTCGATCGACGTGCCCGTTCAGGCGCTCGTGGCTGGCCCGCAGGGCAACGTCGCGGCCGGGACCCTGGTTAACCTCGCCACGGCCATCGACGGCGTGACCAGCTGCACCAACTCAGCCTCGCTGGCCTTCGGTACAGACTCCGAGTCGGACGACCAGCTCCGGTCCCGATTCAAGGCCACCGTGTTCCGCAACCTCGCAGGAACCGAGGCGATGTACCGCGCGATGGCCCTGCAGGTGCAGGCAGACCCGAGCGACTCGACCAGCCGGGCCGTCAGCCAGGTCAACCTGATCGGACCGAAGAAGACCTGGACCGAGCAGGTGGCGGTCGTCTCCGGTGTCGCGAGCACGAGCCTGACCAGCGCGGCCTACATCTACCCGCGCTCGGTCTACGTCGGCGCCAACATCAGCCAGGGCCAGTTCCTTACCCCGACCACGCAGTACACCGTCACGATCAACAACGCGGTCAACCCCGCCACCCTGCAGATCGCCAGCGTGGGCACCAACATGCCCGACGGCTTCTACGACCTGCAGTTCGACTACGTGCCGACCTACTCGCGCAATGATCCGCTCTCGACTCGGTTCGGCGCGGTCGGCGCCAACATCACCAACCGCATCGACTTGTGGGTCAACGGCATCGTCGCCCAGACCGCGACCCAGGCCTGCGTGTTCACCTCCACCAGCGCCATGCGCTTCAACACCACGCCGAACGACCCGCTGCAGGCCAGTCGCTACATCAAGCTCAACGGCAGCCCGCCCTCCAACAACGACGTCTTCGTGCCGCTCGCCTACGGGCCGATCATCAGCGTGCCCGCCTCACTGGTTATCGGAGCGAACACCTTCGTACTCGGCACGCACTACGACATCGTCCACCAGAACGATGCCTTCGGCTACGGACCGACCTCGCGCTACGGGCTCGTCTTCTACGTGGCCGGATCCTTGCCCGTCTCCAACACCGCGTTCTCCATCACCTACACCTACAACTCGGTGCCAGCGAGCGTGCAGAACGCGATCGAGAGCCAGTGGCGCCTGCTCGGCACGGACATGCAGGTGCACGGCGGGAAGATCGTCCAGTACCGCTACCACCTCGCGATCGTCTTCGACCGCACCTACGACCAGTCCACGGTGACCACCAACGTCAACACTGCGCTGGCGGCCTTCATCAACGGGCTCGGCTTCAACTCCGCGATGCAGGTCAGCGACCTCCTGCAGGTGATTCACAACGTGCCCGGCGTGGACAACGCGCGCTTCCTCAACAACACCGACGACGGCACGCACTACGCGATGGAGATCATCCTGCCCTCGGGCGCGACCGGAGCGGTGGCATCCTCCGGCGGCCGGGCGATCGACGTCTACTTCGACGATGCGTCCTACCCGCTGTTCCACAGCACCCGGATCATCGCCAAGGCGCGTAACAACTTTGGTACGCCATGACCAATCCCTTCAACGTCAACCAGGGCGACCAGACCAGCTTCTTCCAGTCGCAGCAGATCGACCCGAGCACGGCCGACCTCGTCTCCGACCAGATCGATCCCACCCAGCCGCAGGTCACCGGGCTCACCTCGGTCAGCGACCCGATCATCCCCGACCGAGTGGTCGTGGACCGGCTCACGCACCTCGATCCTTCGCTCTACGACCTGCGAGACAGCTCGCACCTCATGCGCCTACTCAAGGCGCTGCTCGGCGCGGCCGGAGCCGGTGGTCTGCGCAAGCAGATGACCATGACGCGGCTGTCGGGATCGCTGTCAGGCACACACTTCCTCGATCTCGACGGCTTCTGGGGAGCGCTGTTTACGATCGGGCGCATCTCGCCCGAGTCGATGCCCGCCAATGCCGATGGCACCTCGTTCAACCCGTTCACCCAAGTCGCCGACTCCGAGACCTGGGACGACGTCACCAGCCGCGACGGCATGTACCGCAGCCGCATCACGCAGTTCGCTCGGGCAATCAACCAGGGAGCCACCTACTACGGCATCCTTGCGGCAGCCGAGGCGCTGCTGGGCATCGAGTGCGACCTCATCGAGTCGTGGACCTACGCGGACCTGATCCCGCCGGGCCAGCTGGGCAGCGCGATCAACCCCAATACCTGGTTCGTGGTCACCTCCCAGTGGCCCACCTACGGAGCGGCCAACGGGCTGTCGTGGGGAGCGCTTGAGGGCGGTATACAGCTTCCTGGGCAAGCCCCGCTGGCCAGCCGGGGCGAAGTGATCATCCGGCCCAAGCGCGCGATCAGCCAGGAGGAGAAGCGTCAGGTCAGCCACGTGCTCGACGTGATCCGCCCAGCCGGGACGCTGATGACCGTGCTGGAATCCGGCGACGAGATCCAACAGACGTTGACCGCGCGCAGCGTGTGGGCCGACTCGGAGTCCTGGAACGTCGTCTCCGTGGTCACCGAGCGCCCGGGCCTACTCGACCCGAGCCAGGAGATCTACCCGGCCCAGGGGCAGTACCAGGGCGCGCGTCCGGCCTTCAGTGCCTACTCCGGTGAATCGATCAACTACAACAGCCGCGTCAGCGCGGTGAAGAGCTACCAGATGATCGACGACACCATCACCGACGCGGCCAGCGACTACGGCAGCGTGACCTACCTCGACGGGCAGACGCACGACTACGTACCCATCGAAGCGCTCATGAGCGCCCACCAGGCCGCCGCGACCCGGGCAGCCAGCGAGGGCATCATGACGTCCTACCCGTACCCACCGGCGAGGACCTCATGACCAGTTCGCTCGGATCGCTGTTCGTCGACCACTCAGACCTGTCGACCTTCAGCCAGGCCATCTCGCTCAACTCCGACCAGGTGCCATCCCAGCAACTCGACCAGCAGTTCTGGGCGACTCCCGAGCGCAGCGTCGACTCACTCGTCCAGGAGACGCTGGAGATCACCCTGACCAGCCCGCGTCTGGTCAACACGCTCTCCTTCGACGTCGCGCGCTACCCACACACCTCGACGGTGGAGTACTTCACCGATCAGGGAGTATGGGCGCCACTCATCGACGGAGTCACCGGCGCGCCGGTGGTCACCTCGATCGTGCAGTCGGTACCGGCCAAGCTTCCCAAGGCCACGGCCGTCCCAGGGCACCTGCACCCGCAGCACTCCTACGCGGGCCACTGGGAGCACGTCAGCCTGCAGGTCAAGCCCACGACCCTGCAACGCTTCCGGCTCGTCCTGCAGCGCAGCCTGTTCGGTCAGCCGCCACTGGACGCGTTCGGCCGAGCCATCCCCTACTCCCTTGCAGTCTCCAGCCTGCTGATCGGCTATCGAATCTCCTCGCTCGCCGAGGTCCCCCGCACGGCCCTGCAGGCCGACAGCTTCACCACCCGGCAGTCCTTCGCCACCACCGACGACTTGCTCGGTTCCTCGGTGGACTACTCGCTGCGTACCAACTTCGCGCGCAACGTCATCGGCAACACCGACGAGCAGGCCAGCCTGATCTGGCGCTGTGAGCCGCAGCCCTACCCGCGCGCCGTGGTCAGCTTCTACACAGACCTGCGTGATCCCCGAGGGCAAGGGCAGGTCGTCGACCGGATCTTCATCGACCCGATCAACAACGGCGCGCACCTCTCGCTCTACTACTGCAACCAGACGCCGGTCGGCGGGTTCAACCCGGTCGCCGACCCGCTCACCGCAGCCCAAGCCTCCTTCAGCGGGACGGCTGGCCTGCGGGGAGCAGCACTGCATCTCGGCGCCTACGGCGAGAACGCGGCTGTCGGCATCGACAACACCAATCTCGGCTTCGACCCCAGCCTGCCCTGGTGGATCGGCATCCGCGCCCGGACGAACTACGACCAGGGAGTGGACGGAACCGAGCATCCGTTGTTCGACTGCGGCGCCTTCCGGATCTCCATCACCGCCGACGGGTTGCTCCTCACGTCCTCGGCCGGGGACGTAGTCGATCTGTCGTTGGCCTACATCAACTCGCAGGACATCACCCTGATCGCGTCCTACGACGGCGTCAACTTCTTCCTGCACGCGATCACTGCGCAGGACGACGAGCAGGTCACGCAGGCCGCCTCGACCGTGATCGTGCCAACAGACATCCCGGCTCTGAGCCTCGGCAGCGACCTGGCAGGCACGGTGTTCGCCAACGTCGAGCTGTTCGACTTCATCCTCAAGGAGGAGCTGCTTCCTGATGAAGGGTTCCTCGGCGCGCCCGACGTCTACTCCAGCGTCACACAGTTCGCTACCGACGACGGACCTTCGGCAGCCAACGCTCTGTTGCGTCTCGACTCGACCAACCCGCTGATCAGCACGGCCTACCCATCCGGGCTGTTCGGGGGACCGGCGGCCAAGTACGAGCAGATGGTGTGGACGCCGATCCCGCGCGACTACCTTATGCAGCGTGGCTGGATGTTCCTCCCTGCCACCAAGGTGAAGTTCCTCAAGATGGAGTTCACCAATCTGCAGGCTGAATACCGCGACGTCTACGTCCCGACCACCCAGCTGATCAAGACCTTCCCGCCTGACGTGCTGGCTGACTTCGCACAGCGTGTCAAGGATCGGTCGGTCACCGCAGATGACCTCGGGCTCCTCACGATGTCCTCGCTGACCAGCGCGAGCCCCTACATCGACTTCCCGGTCTTCATCTCCACCGGCGGGACGCAGAAGGGCTACAGCAATACCGAGGCGTATGTTGCCGACGACTACACCTCCGGTAACCGGCTCTACCAGTCGCGCGGGTGGATGTGGGGCTACCAGGCGCTGCACTCGCCCAGCTCCGCCCCACGCTGGAACAAGGTCGCCAAGCACGACTACACCACCGAGCTGGTGACCTCGACGACCAAGCTGGCCTACTTCGTCGGACTGCGACGCATCCAGTTCGCGCGCACCGTCTTCACCGGCCAGGATGACGCCGCACAGTACGAAGACATGCTGATCGACGAAGCCAACATCGTCAGCTCGAACTGGGTCTTCGACCCCGAGCACGAGGCGCTGTCCTCCGGCGACGCGGCCAAGGCCCAGGCCGTCTCCTCGGTGTTCGGCAGCTCGCGCAACCTGCGCGGGATCCAGTTCGCCGCTCAGCAGTCAGAGCCAGCGCAGCTGCTACTCGACCCGGACTTCGCGGATCCGAAGTACCAGCACTGGACCTTCATCGGGGATGCCGAGTTCACCCAGTCGGCGACCCTGAGTCCGCTGGTGGGCACGGTGCTCCCGGTCACCCGCTCAATCGTCACCGGCTACTGGGGAGACATCGCCCCGCTCTACCCGACGTGGGGAGACCTCGTCGCCGGAGGAGTCACCTACGGCCAGCTCATCACCAGCGGTCGTACACGTCAGACGGAAGGCGGCATCGCCAGCGTCACCCCGGTCGCCCAACCGGCAGGAGGACGGCTCCTGGCAGCTGCTCGCGTGGTGGCGCCCGCCGATCTGGTCAGTCCGCTGTGGGTGCAGATCGTGGACGCGACCACCGGCGCCGTGCTCGCCGAAGAATCGGCGATCGTACGACGCGACCAGGTCACCGAGTGGTTCACCGAGTACACCATCGGCGAGGGAGGAACCTTCAGTCCGGTGCTCTGGGGAGATCTCGTTGGACCTCCGGGCACCGCCTACCCGTCGCTGGCTGACAGCTTCGGCCGACCCAATGCCACCGTCCTCGGGGTCATGGACTCCGGTCAGCAGTGGCTCACCGGCGCCAACGGGCTGAGCCTGACCATCGCCTCACTCAAGGCCAAGACCACCGTGGTCGGTCAGTCCAACTACGTCGACACCAGCTCGCCGTGGGGATCGCTGAAGGTCACCCTCGGCAACGCGATCACCACCGGCACCGCGAGCGCCAGCGTGATGCTGCTGGATCTCGGCGGCTACAAGCTGATGAACGACGGGCGCATCGTCTCCACGGCCACCACGAACGCCACCGCGCCGCTATTCACCCCGGCCACCAACGACCAGCTGCGCTTCGACTTCATGCCGACCAAGGGTGTGCCCGTCGGACAGCTCCCGGCCGGAGGAAGCGCGACCCTGCTGCCGTACGCGATGGTGATCTACCGCAACAACAACTGGGTCGCCACGGTGCTCACCGCGCGCGAGTTCCTGACGTTGCGCGGGATCGGCGGTCAGGTCAACCAGCTCTTCTCCACCTTCGTCTGGACGCCGAGCTACGCAGAGGTCCCCACCGGCACCAACGTCGTGCACATGCCGATGCCGAGCGACGGGTCCCTGTCGGCCGACAGCACCTACTGGACGGCCAGCGACGGAAGTCAGTGGTTCCTCACCGGCGCCTACGCCTTCGCCACCGGCGTGTCCTATTTCGGGGCGATCTCCACGGCCACTCCCACGGCGACCGGCGTCAGCTCGATCACGCGAGACTACGTCGACACCTTCGGCAGCTTCGTCATCAACATCACCCAGCTCGCGGCCGGGGTGACCACCACGACCTACATGCTCGCGATACTCGACATCGACTTCGAGAACGTGATCACGACCTACCTGCGCGCGGACGGGGCGGTCGTGAGCGTGGCTCAGGACGGCACGGTCACCGTACTCAAGTCCGGCGCGGTGCCGAGCCCGGCCAACGGGACGCTGTCGGTGCGCTACGTGCCGACCTCGATCCTGTCCTCGACGTTCAAGACCACCTACTCGGTCCAGCCCACCGACACCAAGGCGCTGATCTTCGTCCAGAACGGCGCGGTGCAGGGAGTCTTCTCCGGCGGGGACACTCTGTGGGTCAGTACGTGGCGCGGAATCGTCAGCTACAACGACGGCGCGGCGCACTTCACCATCCACGAAGGCATGTCGTGGAGCCCGGATGCCAGCCAGGTCGCGCTCGACACCCGCGCCCGTACGTGGGGCGACGTCGACCAGAACAACACCCTGACCTGGGGCGACCTCGCCTTCAGCCAGAACATCAACACCGACCCGGTGGTCGTGCAGGTGGTGCAGAAGGCGGCCTCCGGCGACACCTGGTACATGGACACGCTGAGCCTGTTCAGCGACCCGATCGTCTGGGAGTTCTCCAACGACGGGGGCCGGAGCTGGGTCCCCGGGCTCGACATCCGCAACAACCCCAAGGGCGTGCTGCTCTTCCCGCCGCCTTCGCCCGGCGCCAGCAACCCGAACCCGCCGCAGAACAAGCTCACCTGGCGCGTCACCGCCTGGGGTCCGAACGCGTGGATCAGCCATCTGGTCATCCGGCCGTGGTACCAGGGATTGACCCAGGGCATCCCGCCGCGCACGGCGGCCAGCCAACAGGGGCCGAACGTCAACCCCTACGACCACTACCCGCCGATCGAGCAGGACCCGCGCTTCCGGGTGTGGAACAAGCCGATCCCGCGCTCGTGGTGGTTCGCCTACCGTGATCACGACCCGACCCACATCAGCGACATCACCGCCCAGTGGCTCACGCTGCTCGCCGGTGACGCGCTCGTCTTGCCGGAGGTCCTCTAGATGGGCAAGAAGATTGCTGTCCGGGCGGCCGAACGCGCTGCCACTCGGTACGTAGTGAATGAATCTGGATGTCACATCAGCACTTACTGCCGTGAACGAGGCAACTACGCCATGGTGCAGTGGAAAGAAGATGGTCGCGTCCACGGAGTTCCGGCCCATCGAGCTGCTTTCCAGCACTACACCGGCGAAGATCCGGCAGAGATGGAAGTTGATCATCTCTGTCATGATCCGAAGGTCTGTTCTGGTGGGGATACTTGTCCGCACCGACCTTGCGTCAAGCGTGAGCATCTAGCGCTCGCGACTTCTCGGGAGAACGCGCTGCGAAGCAATGGCCCTAGTGCCATCAATGCTCGGAAGACCCATTGTCCGAAGTGTGGTGGTGAGTACAGCTACTACAGCTCTGAGAACGCAAGCGTCGGGCGGTACTGCTTGTCCTGTCGACGGAAAGCCACGCGGGAAGCGCAGCGGCGATACGTGCAGAGGCATCCCGATCGCGCACGCGCTAGCCAGCGGCGATACACAGCCAAGAAGGAGAGTGTTTCGGTTGTCTAGGGCCCACCTGTACCGCACCGTCCAGTCGCTGGGCGGCGCGCTTGTCGTCGGTGCCTCGGTGACCATCTGCGAGGCCGGGACGAGCACCCCGATCCTGCAGATCCTCTACACCACCGAGACCGGCTCCGATACGCGCTCGAACCCGTTCCTGGCGGCCGACGGCATCATCGACGTCTACCTCGACGACTCGCAGGACGTCGACCTGATCATCACCTACGGATCCTCGACGCTGACGGCGGCCTACCAGAACGTGCTACCGCCCTCCGATGAGATCTTCACCGCCGGTTCGCCGGTCACGGTGACCAACGGTCCCTCGACCAACTACCTGCTCGCCGGGGTCGACCCCACGCACGCCGTATGGGTCCCGCCGTCCTCGGTGATTCCTGGCCAGCTCGATGCGGCCATGCCCCAGCCGTCCATTCCCGCGATCGGTGCCGCCAACGGACTCCAGCTGATCCTGTGGGACGGCCTGGACTCCACCGGTGCCGCGATGCCCGCCGGGTTCGATCACATCCTGATCGCCACCGACGACGGGGTCGTCCTCGGCACGCTCCTGACTGCCGGTGGGCTCCTCCCTCAGCTGCCTGGCCCGTTCGACTTCACCTTCACCGCGTTCAACCAGGCAGGCCACTCGGGGGCTCCCTCCGACCTGAGCACCTACCAGCCCTACGTGCCGCCCACCTTCTCCGGGCCGAACCAGCTCACGGTCGGCGCGGCCGGACCGGCAGCAGCCCTACCAGCCACCCCCACGACCTACTTGTCCGTTACGGACGATGATGGTGCTCAATGGGTTATTCCTGCGTATCCGGTGGCCTGACCATTTGAAGTAGTGACTTGCGTTCTTGCAAAGCAGACTGGTAATAGGGCATCCTCGAAATTGGAATAGCCAATCGAGGAGGCCTGAACACCATGGCGTTGGAGCTGGCGGCTGCCCGGGCGGTAGCTCAGGCCAAGCTGCTGGAGCGCGCACTGCACGACCCAGGCCCGTGGGAGATCCAGGTCAACGACGTCCGCATGCTGGCCGTCAAGGTGAAGACTCCGAACCGTGTGATCTTCCTGGCTTACTTCCCGCCGATGTGCTGGGTGGACCCGCCCGAGGTCGCGTGGCTGGTCTGTCGGGGCGAGGAGATGGCCTGCCGACAGATCGTGGCTCCCGGAGAGGGCGCGCACGAGATCGAGTGGTCTCTCGGTCTGGACGAGGGTCTCGTCAACGCATGAGTGAGGCGGCCGTGATAGAGCGACCGCTGATGCCCAATGGTCGTCTCTACCATTCGCCTCTGGGATTGTTCCCTTTCCAGGCCGACTGCGTCATCGAGACCATTCATCACGGTGATCGAATTGGCATCGTCGATACCGGCCTCGGCAAGACGCACATCGCGATGTGCACTGCGGCCACGCTGTACGAGGAAGGCGAGATCGACCTCGTCATGCACGTCGGTCGACGCAACAAGGTCTCGGACAAGGACGAGTTCCCGGCCGACTGGGCGCAGTTCACCTCGCTGTCAGTGCTGGTCTACCACGGCGCTGGACGACACAACCGACTGCTCAAGCACGGTGTCCCCGACGTCGTGCTCACCACCTACGAGACCGCCGCGTCAGAGCTGATGAGCCGCAAGAAGACCCCCGGCAAGATGGGCAAGGGCGGCCGGGTGGACGGTCCGCTGATCCAGAAGCTGGGTCTGCGGGACAAGCGCGTCCTGTGGATCTTCGACGAGGTCGCGCGTCTGCGCGGTCGCAAGGCCGAGCGCTACCAGGCCATCTACTACGCGCTGGACCAGCTCCGCCGGGGCCCGCACAAGCAGCGTGCGCTCGGCTTGACGGCCACGATCATCTCGACCGAGGACGAGGGTGCCTTCAACGTCGCCCGGTTGGTGGTCCCGGGTTCGATGCCGCTGGTCACCGAGTACGAGCGCGAATTCACCCGAGGCCGTGACGAGTACCAGCAGTACGTCTACATCAAGGACAAGCAGCCGGAGTTCGACAGGCTCTTCCAGGCGACCCGTTTCCGGGTCCGCGAGGATGACCCGGCGATCCGTATCCAGATGCCCAAGCTGCGGGTAGACACCAAACACGTCGACCTGCTGCCCGAGCACAAGGCGCTCTACGAGGCCGTGGGCGACCTCTATGGCGAAGATCGGTCCAAGCTGACCGCCGAGCAGCGCTCCAAGCTCTCCATGGCCCTCAAGCTCACCGCCGGGCACCCTGCGGCCCTGCTGCACTCCGGGGCCGAGCTGTCCAAGGCCATCGTGGACACCCTCGGCGAGGAAGCCCTGCGCGCGATCCCCTCCTCGAAGTCCAGGTGGCTGATCGAGGAGCTGGAGGTGCTCTGCAAGGGCCAGGGAGCCCAGCTCATCGTGTTCACCTTCTACGCCGAGACCGTGCTGCCGGAGGTCGAGCGTGACCTGCGCGAAGCTGGCTTCTCGGTCGCGGTCTACAAGTCCGAGCAGACGCCGACGGAGAACCGCGAGTCCAAGCGAGCGTTCAAGGCCCGCGAGGTGCAGGTCATGCTCTCCTCCGACGCCGGGGCGGAGGGGCTCAACCTGCCGGAGGCGAGCTACGTCATCGAGTACGAGCCAGCCACCGCGATCGACGTCCGCCAGCAGCGTTTCGGACGTCACAAGCGCATCGTGGGCGGGGATAGCCCGTTCGTGTACGGCTGGTCGATGATGCTGCGCTCCACCGTGGAGGTCGACGCCTTCAACCTGGTGATGCACCGCGCAGAGCGTCAGGACGACCTCTATGGCGACACCGACACGGCCGGACACACCAACGCCCGGGACGAGAAGAAGCGACTGAGGAGCCGACAGTGACCTACCGAGTCACCGATCAAGTCTTGTCCTGGATGGAGCAGGTGCTCAACGAGGACCCCGAGTTCGACGGCCTCGACGTGCGCTACGACTGCGCGATGACTGCCCTACCGGACGGCGGCCAGGAAGACCGGTGGGTCCCGATCCTGACCCTCTACCTCGCCATCGACGGGAACAAGCCCGACCAGGACATCTTCGGCACGCCGGTGTTGCGCCCATACGCGACCACCGAGGATTTCGTGAAGGACCTGACCCGCGACGGTCTGCGCTCGTTGCTGAAGCTGCGCGAGGATCTGGCGGCCGAGGCCGTGCCCGCTACTGGGTCCTGAGGTAGAACGCGCACCGGTGGCCGCGTAGCTGGCCGACGAGCTTCGAATTGTGCCCGCACCGGCGCACCTCGTAGATGGCCGTCGGTATGTCCTTCACCTGGACGTGGGCGGCCGTGACCTGCGTCCACCCGCCGGTCAGGGTGACTCCCATGTACAACTCGGCCAGCCCGTCGGCCGCATGCACCACGCGGCCGTCCTCGGGTCCCTGGTTCAGCCAGTACTCCACGGTCTGCAGGCTAGCCGTTTGATCCGGCCATCGGATAGCCTCTCCAACACGCCAGAGATAGCGAAGGGCCCGGGAGTCTTCGGTCCCCACCGAACTCCCGGGCCCTGCTAGTAGACCGAAGTCCACATCAACTAAAAACGCGCCGCCCCACCTCACGAAGGGCTTTTGCTCTCGGGCTGGTGCCAGACCCGAAAGGTGGCGAGCTAGTGCACCCAGAGTTTAGGGACCCTCCGCTGCGCTATGCAACAGGGCAAGCTTTAGTGCTAGCCAGAATGTCCGTTTCCCCCAAGGGCCGTAGAGCTTCTGAAGGCATACCGGCAGTCGAGGGGATGCGGACGAAGCGGACACCGGTCTGTCGGAACTTCTCCTCCTTCGTGAGGGAGAACGGGACCGTCATCCATCGGCCGTGCGGGCGCAGGAACTGCGAAGCCTGCGGCAAGTGGCGTTCTGAGCAGCAGGCGGCTGAGCACCTAACCGCCTTCCGGCGACTGAACCACATGCTGTACTGGCGCGAGATCCCCGCCGGTGGCCGGGCCTACGCCTCAGAGATCGTGAAGCACCAGAGCAAGCTCGGGCACGGGGCGGAGGCCTTCGAGCAGAACGACGGGACCACGATGGTGGTCTGCAGCCACGACTTCAAGGACGCCTCACCCTGGCTGGGTGACGACGAGCGCTTCCTGCGCGAGCTGTTCGCCGACGTGCCGACCTTCACCGAGGGCGAGCGTCGCGTCTACGTCCGGCCGAACAAGGTGCTCGGTGCCGCACTCGCTGCCGGGCGTGACGAGGATCATGGCGAAACCGAGGTGCCCGAGCCCGAGCAGGTCTACCGGTTGGATCGCTACGCGGCGGCAGTCATCCGCGAGCACCGACTGATCGAGGAGGCAGACGAGGACGGCACGCTGCGCAAGATCAGGTTCCCCGAAATGGACGACCCGGTCGCCTACGCTCATTTCTGGGCCCACGTCACGCCGGTGAGCAGGCACTACCTGACAGCAGCTTGATACTTGTGCCGATCCAGATACTGTCATCTCATTCGCCGCACGTTGATTAGGAGCCATTATGAGCTGGGCGCAGGCCGAGGAACGCTTCGCCACCAAGTTCCAGGGGTACGAGTCGCGTCCTCCGCAGCGCTCGCTGGCGACCACGATCGAGCAGGCGCTCGAAGAGGGCGCTCATCTGGCTGCCCAGGCCCCCTGCGGCACCGGCAAGTCCTACGCCGCGCAGGTCACCGCGATCGACTACGCCAAGTACACCGGTCGCCCGGTCGTGCTCGCGACCGCGACCAAGGCTCTGCAGGACCAGTACATCCGCGACGCGGAGGATCTGCAGGAGCTGTACGAGCCGTTCCGGTTCGCGGTGGTCAAGGGTCGGTCCAACTACGTCTGCCTCGCCAAGCTCGACGAGCTGACCCCGCAGGACCTGGAGGTCGACCGCGAGGCGCTGTGGACCGAGCTGAAGGAGACAGGCGCCTCCGGTGACTTCGACCAGCTCACCGTGGCCATCACGCCCTACGACAAGGGCAAGCTATCCACCTCCTCGGAGGAGTGCCCGGGTGCCGGTGACTGCCCATTCGGAACGGTCTGCCTCGCCGAGCGGGCCAAGGCCCGGGCGCAGGAGTCCCACGTCGTCATCGCCAACCACGCGCTGCTGGTCACCGACGCGATCCTCAAGGGTGTCGCCGGACCAGACAGCCCGGTCGGTACCGCACTGCTGCCCGACTACAGCGCGGTCATCGTGGATGAGGCGCACGAGCTGGAGGAGTACACCACCGGCACGCTGGGCTCCAAGCTTACCGAGCGCAGCCTGACCCGGCTGGCCAACGACATCGCGGACTTCATGGAGGAGAGCGCTTACGTGGCCGCCGCCGTGCGGCCGGTGGCGGCCCTGTTCGGTGCGCTGGAGGACCAGATGCCCGCCGGGGAGAACGGGCGCCCGGCCCGGGAGAATACCATCGCCCTGTCGGCCGAGATCCTTGCCAACGTGGGCGACGAGATCCTCGCGGTGATCGAGTTGCTACGGGGCTTCGAGGAGAAGCTCGCGCAGAAGAAGATCTGGGCCAACGACCAGGCCAGCCAGAAGAAGAAGCGGCTGCGTCGGCGCAACGAGTCGCTGACCCGCAAGCTGGAGAACATCATCCTGGCTGACTTCGCAGACCTGGTGCGCTGGATCGAGCGTGAGACGGTCACCCCGCGCCGGGGCGATCCCTTCACCCAGATCTCGCTGAACTTCGCGCCGCTGACCGTGGGAGCCTTCCTGCGCGGTCACATCTGGAACCGGGTCCCGGCCGTGCTGATGAGCGCCACCCTGGCCGTCGGAAACGACTTCAGCTTCCTGGCGGAGCGGCTCGGCTTCGGCAGCGACCTGAAGACCTTCGACTGCGAATCGCCCTTCGACTTCCCGAGCCAGGCCCTGACCTACATCCCCGACATCCCCGACCCGAAGAAGGACCCCTCGGGCTACCGGGCAGGAGTGACCGCCAACCTGATCGAGCTGGTCAAGGCCTCCAACGGGCGAGCGCTGCTGCTGTTCACCAGCTGGACGAGCCTCAACCAGGCCTACCAGTCACTCGGGCCGATCATCGACTCGATGGGTCACCGCATCCTCAAGCAGGGCGAGCGGCCCAACAAGCAGCTCGCGCAGATCTTTGCCGAGGACGAGCACAGCGTGCTGTTCGCGGTGAAGTCGTTCTTCACCGGCGTCGACATCAAGGGCGACTCGCTGCGGCTCGTGGTCATGGACAAGTGCCCGTTCCCGGTGCCGAGCGACGTGATCTTCAAGGCCCGCTGCGACGTCATCGACGCCAAGGCCGTGCGGTTCAAGGACAAGAGCTTCAGCAAGCTGTCGGTGCCGATGATGGCCCTGTCTCTGCTGCAGGGCTTCGGTCGGCTGATCCGCACTTCGACCGACCGGGGCGTGGTCGCGATCCTCGACCCGCGCCTGAAGACCGCGTTCTACGGCTCGCGCATCCTGGGCGCGTTCCCCAACGCACCGATCACTCAGAGCCTGCCCGAGACCACCGCGTTCCTGCGGAGGCTGGATGAGGGCTAAACGCTTGCATCGACCTCGGTGATGGTCTACGGTCGGAACCCGGCCTAGTCGCCGAAGTACCAGCCAATTGACAACTACATAATTCGGTGCCGTTGCGCGGAGTGGTCCTACTTCAGGTAACAGCTGCTGGTGTCTTCGGACGCTGCCAGCTCAGAGGGATTCAAAGCCCTCAACCCGAGCTTGCTCGGGTGTCGGATCGTTCAACCAGTTCTCGGCACCTCGCAACGACTTCGACGCTGTTGCGTAGGGTAGGGGCTACTTCCCTGCTAAGGAAAAGGTCATAGGTTCGAGTCCTATCGGCTTGGGGCGACCCTGGCTGTAGCTCAGTTGGTAGAGCATTTGCCTCCACTCGTTTGTTCTCAGCGTCGTACTACTGCACCAAGCTGGCTGTTGCGTAGGCATGGGGGTACTTCCCTTTCTGGTAGAGATCAGTCCCTCGCCGCCGATTTGTTCTCAGCCAGTTCCTACTAGCCCCGCTGGAGGGGTCAACCGATGGCCAAGTTCAACGTCCCTGTCACCCAGGAGACCCGTCGCGGTCGCCTGACCAGCCCCGTCATGTCCGTGCCGGTTCCCGGCGCGCGTACCTACGAGGGCGCGGTCGCCACTGCGCGCGATCCCAAGTCCGAGCTGTTCCTGCTCGGCACCACCAACTTCGTCTCCGAGGGCACCTTCTACGAGGGCAAGAAGGAGCGCGACGCGCGCTACACCGCCCTCGTGCGTCAGGTCGCGGTACAGGACCCCGAGTGGCTGGCTTTCTTCGCCCACTGGCTGCGCGTCAGTGGCAACATGCGCTCGGCGCCAGTCGTGCTCGCGGCTGAGGCCGTCGCTGCGCGTCTGGCCAGCGGGAGCCACGGCTGGAGCCGCAAGCTCGTCGATGCCGTCCTTCAGCGCCCGGACGAGCCCGGTGAGTTCCTGGCTTACTGGGAGTCGCGCTGGGGCACCGAGTTCCCGATGTCGGTCAAGCGTGGCGTTGCCGACGCGGTCACCCGCATGTACACCGAGCGCGCCTACACCAAGTACGACAGCTCGACCAAGGGCTGGCGTTTCTCCGACGTGCTGACCATCTCCCACGCGCGCCCGAAGGCGTCCTGGCAGGCTGCGCTGTTCGAGCACATCGTCAACGACCGCTACGGCCGCGCCGAGAGCATCGCCGAGGGTCTGCAGCTGCTGCGTCAGCGCAAGGAACTGCTGGCTCTGCCGGTGTCTGACCGCCGGGCCGTGCTGGCTACTCCGGATCGTCTGCGCGTGGCGGGCTTCACCTGGGAGGCCCTCTCGGGCTGGCTGCAGGGTCCGATGGACGCGCAGGCGTGGGAGGCGATCATCCCGTCGATGAACGTGATGGCGCTGATCCGCAACCTGCGCAACTTCGACCAGGCCGAGATCTCCGACGAGGTCGCGCAGCTGGTGATCGCCAAGATCACCGACCAGGCGGAGGTCGCGAAGTCGCGGACCTTCCCGATGCGCTGGCTCTCGGCGTACAACCACGTGCCGAGCGACCGGTGGAAGCACGCTCTGAGCATCGGCGCCAGCCACACGCTGAGCAACGTCCCGAAGCTCGGTGGCCGCACGCTGATCATGGTCGACGTGTCCAGCTCGATGGACAACACATTCAGCAAGGACGGCACCTTGCAGCGCTGGGACGCGGCGGCGGTGTTCGGCATCGCGCTGGGCAAGGCGAACGCTCCCAACGCGACCGTGTCGGCCTTCTCCAGCCAGCAGACGTACTACGGCGACCCGCGCGGCGCGCGCACGAAGACCTTCGAGCTGCGCAAGGGCGCCAACGTGCTCAACGAGCTGGCTCGGTGGAAGAGCGAGGGCTACTTCATGGGTGGCGGCACCGAGACCGCCATGGCCCTACGTCAGCTCTACGACAGCCACGACCGCGTAGTGATCCTGACTGACGAGCAGGCCTCGCAAGCCGGTTACGCCGAGGTCGGCGACGCCCTTCCGGCCCACGTCCCGCTCTACACCTGGAACCTGGCTGGCTACGAGTACGGACACGCCAGCTCGGGCACGGGCAACCGACACACCTTCGGTGGTCTGACCGACGCGGCCTTCTCGACCATCGCCCAGCTGGAGAGCATGCAGGCTGGCCGCTGGCCCTGGGAAGGGTCCCTGAGCTAATTTCCTTGCGGAGTGGTCCTGCTGGTCCCCCCCGCAGCGCATCTCCGCAAGCAACGAAGCCCCTCGGTTTGGGTGAGCCGAGGGGCTTCGTTGTGTCCGCTTGCTATCCCCGACTTACCAGCTAAGATATTCGAAGTTACCTATTCGCATATGTGAGAAGGGAAAGTCGTGACGCTCGCTCCCGGTACCGCCAACATCCAGCAGCTGCTCACCGACGGCCACGGCCTCGGTGACGTGCTCGACGCGCTGGTCGAGTCCAAGGCCAAGAAGGGCACGGAGGTCGAGGTCCCTCGTCGGCCGCTGCCAGCCGTGGTGCCGATCTCCGACACCCAGCGCACCACGCTGCGCACCATCGTCTCCAAGCTCGACGCGCTGCAGCTGCCGACCAGCGCGCGCCTGCTCACCGACGTCGAGAAGGACACCTTCATCGACCTGTTCGGCGAGCTGAAGGATGCGCTGAAGGTCCTCGGCGTCGGCGAGTCCGCGCTCAAGGAGACCTTCCACAACCACCTCGACGTCGAGCTGGGCACCCCGGGCCCGGACGTCAAGCAGGACAAGAACGGTCACTACGTCAAGGCTGGCTCAGTCGGCTTCCCCGGCAAGCCGGTCGAGGTCAAGCGCGAGGAGCGCGGAGGCAAGGCCGCCTCGCTGACCGACTCCGATCTGCAGCGCCTGGAGTCCATGGGCGAGATCGACCACGCGACCTACCTGGCCATGACCGACGCTGGCATTCGCAACCCGAACGAGGCCAAGATCATGAGCCTGCTCAAGAAGCGCCCGGAGCTGCTCGGCGCCCTGCGCAAGGTCGCCACGCTGACCGACAAGACCACCGCGATCAGCATCCGCGCGGTCAAGTAATGGCGATGACGGTGGGCGAGTTGGTCGACTACTTGGTCGACCAGCCCAGGGACCGCTCGGTCGTACTGGCCAAGGATGCCGAGGGCAACGGCTACTCGCCGCTGTCCGCCGCCGAGGAGGCGATCTACGTTCCGGAGAGCACCTGGTCCGGGGAGATCTATCCGACGCCCGAGCAGATCGCGACCGAGAAGGATCCCGCCGACTGGTTCGACGGGTCGGGCGAGGAGGGCGCCGTGCGCGTGGTCCTGTTGGGGCCGGTGAACTGATGTTCGTTGCGCCGAAGAAGGTCGAGCCGCCGAAGTCGCTGCCCTACTGGCGGGCTCGCACCCAGTGCTGCAGCCAGGTCGAGAACATGTTCGGTGCCTGGCAGGTCAACAGCGGCGGCATCGTGCGCCGCTCGTTGGATTGGGCCACCCAGAAGCACGCGCACTGGCCCTACGCCCCGAAGACGCACCTGGACGAGATCAAGGCCGAGGCGCAGGCACGCGGATTCCACGTGGTGATCACCGGCGACCAGGTCGTCGTGTTCTGCCACGAGGGTGACCTCACGGTGGTCTGCTGATGGGCATTCGCCGGTCCCTGGGTCAGGTCTCGATCGTTCGGCCGAAGCGTGAGCTGTCCAGCGGTCAGTCGATACGCCGCACGTACTACGACCTGGTGACGGCTGACGACAAGGACGGCTACTGGCTGGTCAACTCCCGTGGCCAGCTCTCGGCGAACTGGAGCACCTACCAGGACATCCTGATCGATGCACCGGAGTCGTGGACGATCGGTGAGTGGGACCGGCTCAGCGACGAGGTCCGCAAGATGATCCGAGAGGACCAGGCCGCCCGTCAGCGCGCCCAGGAGGGCGCTACGGACTCGACGGGCGCGTGAGGTCGCTCGTCCCCGTCGACATCGTCTCCGAGCAGCTCAGCCCGCCGGAGGGGGCCTTCTGGACGACTCCCGAGATGTACTCCGAACGCACCGGCGAGCCGGGCTTCACGATCAACGAGGTGGCCCGGCTGTTCTTCGGCCGGTCGCGCCAGTGGCTGCGAAAGCACGTCTGGTACGGGCATCTGCTGATCGACGGGGAGGAAGTGATCATCCCCCGGGAGGCCGATACCGGGTATCTGCGCTGGCGTCTGTATGACATCGAGCGCACCGCGTTGGCCCTCACCCAGAGCGGCTACTTGCAAATCGGACAACTAGAACGTGTAATTGGCATTGTCAAGCTAGTAGCCCAGAACTACAACTACCTACTACCATCCCAACTTGAAACTCGGGTAATCCCAAGTAGCAAAAGGGTGAGACGGAGGGCACGTCCTATGGCTGTAGAAACGTTGACCGTGGTTCGCGACGATCTTGATGACTCCTCGGGAGCCACGACCAGACGCTTCTCGGTCGAAGACGTGCACTACCGGATCGACCTGACCGACAAGAACTGGGAGCAGCTGCTCTCGGTGCTGCAGCCCTACATCGCCGTGGCGCAGCCGGACAAGCGGCGGCGCATCGCCACCCCCGAAGAGGTCTCCAAACGTGCAGACATCCGGGAGTGGGCCAAGAAGCGGGGCTACCAGGTCGGCGAGCGCGGACGGATTCCCTACACCATCGTCGACGAGTACAACTCGGCTCACAGGAAGAAGAACTGAATGGCCAGGACCTCGATCCAGATCGAGCGCTACGAGTGTGACGGCTGCGGCACCATTGTCGATGGAGACGTCAACGGGCAGCTCGCCGAGGGTCTCCACTTCACCATCGTCAGGGTCGACGGTCTCGGCAACCAGGAGCAGGCCGACGGCTTCGCCTGCCGCCCGAGCCACCTCAAGAGCGCGGCGGAGTCGGCGCTGAAGAACGGCGACGACGTCGCCCCCTAGGGGTATCCACAGCTGTGTACAAGGCTGTGGAGAAGCCCGGTCGGACCCGGCCGGGTAGCGGAGGCCAGGTTCGGCGGCCCGCTCAAGGGCCAGGGGTTCGAATCCCTACTCCGCGCGTGACCACGATGATCGTCGACGGCAACAACCTCGCCATGCGCAGTTTCCACGCCGCGCAGGGCAAGATGAGCGCGGCCGGAGCCGACACCGGCGCGCTGCAGCTGTTCGTCAACAGCCTGTCCATGCACGTGCAGGACGAGATCCCCACCCGCCTGGTGATCTGCTGGGACGCGGGCAACAGCCAGATGAGACTGCGTCTCTACCCCGAGTACAAGGCCGCGCGTCGGGCCAAGGGCAGCTCGGACGGCGTCGAGCCGCACCATGAGCTGTTCGAGATCATCAAGCGCTTCCTCAGCCTGGCCGGGATCGCCCAGTGGCGCATGGCCGGGACCGAGGCTGACGACCTGATCGCGGCGGCCTGGCGCAGGCACCACCACACAGACAGGATGATCATCCTGTCCTCGGACAAGGACCTGCTGCAGCTGCTGGACGCCAACACCACCCAGGTTCGCTTCGCCACCAAGGGGTCCGACCGGTGGACGCGCGACCGCTTCATCGCCGAGAAAGGCTTCCGGCCGGAGCAGCTGCCGCTGGTCATGGCCTTGGAGGGCGACACCTCCGACGGCATCCCGGGCATGCGCGGCATCGGCCCGGTGAAGGCCCTGAAGATGCTGGTGGCGGCCAACTGGGACCTGGATCAAGCGATGCGACCGTACCCAGACCAGTACGCGATCGTTAAGACCTCACAGGCGCTGGTCGACCTGAACTGGGCGCCGGTCGAGGTCATCGATGTCCCCGAGTTCCATCCGCGTGATCGACCTGACTCCTGGAGAGAACTGCTTGCCTTCTGCGATCACTACGAGCTGCGCACCATCAGGTCGCGCCTGGTGGCGGGAGATCTGTGGTCCTAGATTCGGGATCGCTTCAAATGATGCGATCGGTCGACACGCCGTCGGTCGATGTGGTTGCCACGATGATCAGCCATCCGATACCGTTTGGCTCGGTGGCGACCTGCCGCTCGGTACATCGGGTGGGTTGACTCCGACTACTTGCGGCGGGCACTGCTCCGCCTACCGCTCTGCCTCGCTTATCTGGCCTGCGGGGCAGAGCGTTTCTTTTTGAGGGGGACTGCTTCAGTGACCGTTGCCGCAGTGAAATCTGCTCCCGGCCAGCAGCAGCGTCCTGCGCTGCGCGACCTCGACACCACCGAGAAGCAGATCCTGTGGGCGGTCAAGTACGGCCGCAAGTGCACTTTCAATGTCTTCGACTTCGGTTCTATTACTGGATATGTAGCGGGCATGGACCGCTATAACTATTTCGTAGTGTGGATTGACGATGATCGGATAAGACAAGCGTTAATTCACAAGGGGTCTACGCCTGTGGTCGAGCTGCACGCAGATGCCACGCTCGACACGGAAGAGACCGAGTTGCTCAGGCAGAAGCTTCTTGACATCATCTCCCCGTTCCGGGGTCACGTGCTGAAGCAGTACTTTCATCAGGCCCCATCCGCTCCCAGGGCGTGACGCCAGCCATGCCGTACCTCCGATTGGAGACGTCCTCGTGACCGACCAGCTCCTCTACTTCGAGCCAGACCTCACCGTCACGCAGGTCCAGGTGGCCTCCGTCGTTCCCCAGGTCACGGAACGGTTGGTGATCAATACCCAGCCTCGGGAAGCTTTCAAGACCATGGCCGAGGACGTGTGGGGCTGGGAGGAGCTGCGCGACTACGTGGCCTTGGAGATCACGCAGCGGTTCGGCGTGTTCCCCCGGGACGGCAAGAAGGAGTGTGGGATCTTCAAGTCGTTCATGACGCGCTGGACAGACTCGATCGCCATCGCCCACTTCGCCTTCGAGATCCACGACGGACGGTGGCGCGGAGCGCCGGTGCGTATGCAGCGGTTCTGCAAGAACTCAGACCCCTACTTCGCGTCGCCAATACACGACTACCTGATCAACCACACATAGACTCCCCGCACCTCACCAACCTGTTCTGACCTAACCCCACCGAGGTCATGAGTGCTGAAGCTTCCCGATCTGCCACCGCACGTGCAGATGGTCGCCGACGAGGACAACGATCGGCTGATCACCAGCTTCTCGCTGCCCCGTCGACTGGACCAGTGCCCGACGTGCCACGGCGCCAAGCAGTTCCTCTTCTACGACGACATGCGCAAGCCGATCGATGAGCGCGAGGTCGTCCACTGGGAGTGCGCCTGCTACGAGCAGATCGTGCTGCAGCGTTACTTCCTCAACCACGGGATCGGCAGCGCCTACGCCCAGCTGTGGTGGGCTGACGCCGAGGGCGTCGACAACGCCTCCCAGGCGGCCGGTGCGGCCTACGCGAAGGACCTCGTCCGCAACGTCGACAGCGGCATCGGGCTCTACCTGCACGGGACGCACGGCAACGGCAAGAGCATGCTCGCCAGCCTGCTGCTCAAGATGGCACTCAAGACCGGCGTCGATGGCTACTGGATCACGCTCACCGAACTGCTCTCCCACTACCAAGAAACCTGGCGGGACAAGGGCTACCGGCAGTGGTTCGACCGGCGGATGCGCAACGCGACCATGCTCGTGGTCGACGACATGGGACGCGAGTACGACGGACGCACCACGGCTGCCTCCACGATCGACACCATCTTCCGGACCAGAGCCCAGCACGGGATGACCACGGTGATCACCACCAACCTGTCGGAGGACCAGTTCACCCAGCGCTACACCAAGGGCGTGACCTCGTTGGTCGAGGAGACCTGCGACCGCATCCAGCTGACCGGCCCTGACTGGCGTTCGCTGCTGCGCGAGCGCAAGAAGATCGAACGCGACCTGCGTATCGACCGGCCGTTCACCTTCGGGACCTCGCGATGAAGTACTCGGAGTCCGTACTCGCCGCGCATCTCACCAACGCCGACTCGTTGGACATCCTTGCCCGCGAGGGCTTCCTCTCCGAGCGCTCGCTCGACGTCATTCCGACCGAGCTGCTGCGCACCCTGGTCACCTGGTCATTGGCCCGTTTCTTCGAGTCTGGTCGCAAGGTGGCGCCGTCCAAGACGGCGATCATCGAGAGCTTCGGGGACAAGATGGAGGCGCTCGGGATCGTCATCGACGACGACACCGAGACCGACACCGTGCAGTGGGCCATCGCCGACCTGCGTAGCTTCCATCTACACCTGAAGGCCAGCGAGTGGTCCCAGCGTTTCGCGACCAACATCTACGACGCCGAGCCCGAGAAGCGCATCTCCGTCGCCCAGAACGACGCTCAGGAGCTGGAGCGGCTCATCGCGACCGCCCGCTCGCGCCGTAACGAGATGACCGGTCTGGAGGGGGTGGACGACGCGATCTTCCGGATGAAGGAACGTCAGTCGCTCGGTCAGCAGACCATGGGCCTGACCTTCGGCATGCCGCTGCTCGACCAGCACCTGTTCGGGGTGCACCCGGGTGAGATCTGCACCGTGGCCGGAGGGCCCGGCACCGGCAAGAGCTGGCTGGCCGGGTGGGTCGCCAACCATGAGTTCCGGTGCGGGCGCAAGCCGCTGTTGGTCACCCTGGAGAACGACGCCTTCATGACCTTCGACCGGCTGGTGTGCATGGCTGCCGGGATCGACTACGAGTACTGGCAGCGCGGGCAGGTCCACGAAGGCCACATGATCCGGGTGGAGGCCTACCGGGCCGAGATGGCCGCCAGCAAGCATCAGCCGGTCGTGGTGCAGCTCAGCCCCGAGGAGAGCACCCCGACGGCCATCGTGCGACGCGCCTCGATGGAAGACGCTGACTCGCTGATCGTGGACCAGCTTTCCTTCGTACGCCCGGACGCGAACAGCCGATCGGTGAAGCGCAACGAGCAGCTGGCAGACATCATGCGGTCCTTCGCGACCTTGATCAAACACGAGTACTCGCTCCCGCTCATCCTGCTCAGCCAGATCAACCGCGAGGGTGTGACCGCCGCCCGCAAGACCGGCCGCTACTTCAAGGAGCATCTCGCCGAGGGAAGCTGGATCGAGCAGTCCTCCGACGTGGTGCTCGCGCTGTTCCAGTCAGACGTGATGGCCGAGATGGAGCATGCCCAGATCCAGCAGCTGAAGGGTCGTCGTACCGGCATCCGACACTTCGACACGATCTGGCGCCCCTACGTCGGCGACGTGCGGCTGCTGCGCGAGGTCACCCTGTCCGAGACACCGGCGCCCGAGGGGAAGGCCGCATGAACTGGGAGGAGCGGATGGCTGGCCAGGCGCGGGCCAGGGAAGACGCCAGGCTGAAGGACGAACGAGGGCGACCGGAGGACGACCCGCATTACGGCCACCACTCGCACCTGCGCGGGACCATGGTCAGCTGCTCGTGCGGCGAGCCCTATGGCATCACCTCGGTGGTCATATCCGAGGGCTACGACCCGGACGTGATCGTCTGCCACATCTGCGGCGCGCAGGGCTACGCCGGACTCCCGTGGGACGAGGACGCATGACGACCTTCACCTACGGGTTGCTGCCGGACGAGCTGAAACGTGAGCTGTGCGTCCAGCTCCTGACCGAGTTCGGGATCAGCGACTACGTCGAGACGACCAAGGGCGAGCTGCGGCATCGGTGCACTGTTCCGCTGGCCGGGCACACCGATCATGACTCGGTCACCGCGTCGCTGAACTACAAGAAGCTGACTTTCAACTGCTTCGTGTGCCAGAACGCGGGCGGCATCCTGTGGTGGATCGCGGTCAACCGCAAGGAGACCACCGAGGAGTCACGCGCGTGGCTGCACAAGACCTCCGGTGTCGGCGACGTCCTCGACAAGGATCTGTTCCTGCGGCTGCTCGATCAGCTGTTCTTCCCGCCCAAGCTGGAGACCACGCCGATGCCCAGCTACGGCGAGCAGACTCTCGCCCAGTGGTCGCACGAGCGCTGGGGCATGTTCCATCCCTATCTCACCGAGCCGTGGGAGCCGAACAACCAGGGCGGCCGGGAGTGCCCGGAGAAGACCCTGCATCGCTACGAGATCGGCTACTGCGATCACGACGACGACTGGCGCTACTACCAGCGCATCATCATCCCCTTGCGCTGGAAGGGAAAACTCGTCGGCTGGCAGGCGCGCAAGCTCTCCCAGGACGATGACCCGGACCCGACCAAGTACAAGAACTCCCCGGAAGCACCGCGTGATCGCATCCTCTACGGAGACCTCGATCAGCGTGACCTGATCGTGGTCGAGAGCCCGCTGTCGGTGCTGCGCCACGACCACCACCTGCCGATCGTGGCCACCCTCGGGGCCAACGTCACCGACATGCAGGTGCAGCTGATGCACGGCTACCGCCGGGTGATCCTCTGGTTCGACCCGGACAAGGGCGGCTGGGGCGCCTTGCAGGGCACCAAGAACTCACCCGGGCTGATCGAGCGGCTGAAGAACTACGTCGAGCTGGCGGTCGTGCCCAACACCTGGTCCAAGACCGACGCGGCCGATCTCACCGACGAGGAAGCCGAAGAAGAGGTCGAGCGCGCGGTGCCGTTCGTCTTGTGGAAGAGGCCAGAGCCAGACACCCTGATCCCCTACCGTCGCAGAGGAGCACTGCATTGAAGAAGATCAAGCCCATCAAGGGAGGTCGTCGGTGGGCGTTCATGCTGCGCGAGGACATCATGGATGCCGTTGAACCAGAGAAGGTCTACCTGCGCCGACTGCGGATTGTGCAGACGCCGTGGTTCGCGTGCTATCTGCACCGCATCTACCTGCCGGACCGCGATCGACACCCGCATGATCATCCGTGGCCGTTCCTGAGTCTCATCCTGCGCGGCGGCTACGACGAGACGATCTACTACACCGACGAAATCACCAACTCGCTGTTGATGAGCGACAAGGTCGTCTTCGCTCGCGATCGTCAGTGGCGCGTCGGCAGCATCCATTCGTTCCGCACCACCTGGGCGCACCAGATCACCATGATCAGGCCCGGCACGATCAGCTTGGTGGTCACCGGCCGTCGCTGCCGACAGTGGGGTTTCTGGGTCGAGGATGGCAAGTGGATCCCCTGGCCCGAGTACAACGCGGTGAAGCACGATCAGACCGAGCTTGATCCCTTCGAGGTGTGAGGAGACACCGATGGGTTTCTCGAAGTACGGCTCCGGAGACGGCGAGGTATTGCCGCCCGAGCCCACAGACGACGGCCTGACCAAACAGGCCGCCAAGCAGGCCACGGACGATCCGTGGACCGATGATGACCAGCGCGAGCTGGAGAAGGAGAGCCAGAAATGAGCTTCAAGCTCATCACCACGATCGTCACCGACTCCGAGGAAGCGGCCAAGGCGCTGCGAGACAAGATCTCGGAGATCGTCGCGGAGGCCGAGCAGCGCATCCACGACATCGCGCACACCATCCACGAGGCTCTCCCGGGTGTGCAGGCGCAGGCCGACGAGGCGATCGATGAGGCGAAGGCCGCAGCAGACAAGGCGGCGCAGGAAGCCGCTGACGTGGCTGCCAACGTCGAGAATCGCACCTCGGGCGTCGCAGACCACGACGTGACCTCTCCGGGTGGCGTGGAGGGCCTCAGCGGCCCGCAGCCGCCCGTCTCGGTCGAAGGCAACGTCTCCTTCAACGCTCCGGTGAGCGAGGGCACGCTGCAGGCTGAGGGGCACGTGAGTGGGTAATCCCCTCGTCCCCGGGCATGAGCTGTTCCCGGGCTTCCTGCCGCCTCCACTTCCCGGGGTCGGCGAGAGCGTGCACTACGTCGCGCGCGGGTCGGCCGACGGCGTCTATCCCATGGTGTGCCGGGCGGCCATCGTCACCCAGGTGACCGATGCATCGGCCGTCCCGGGCACGGCCTACGACGAGGTCGACCCCGAGACGCTCGGTCTGGCCGTGCTCAACCCCACCGGGTTGTTCTTCCACGAGCGCGTCAAGCACGTCGAGGAAGAGATGGCCGGAGGGTGCTGGCACTACCTGGATGGTTGGCTGCATCAGCCGGAGAACGTCGAACGATGACCGGTACCGGCACCTACCGCCTGATGGACGTCAGCGACGTCCTGGACAACCTCGGAGACCGCAACCATGGTCTGCGACCGGCCAGGATCGTGCAGCTGTCTGACGGGCAGTCGGTGCCGGACCGGATCTTCCAGGCCGCGACCGGGCCGACCACGTTCTCCACCTGCACCGAGCTGATACCCGCGTCCATCCAGCCGATCTTCGACGTCAACAGCTACTACCGCGACCTCGGATTCGACTGGCCGTACAAGGACATCACCCGGGGCATGCTGCGCGAGGCCTACACGCGCCTCGGCGGCCAGGGGAACGAACGACTGACCTACTGCCTCCGGCAGCTGCTCGACAAGCAACTACGGCCGCTCTACGACGCCTACCCGCCCGGCTGGCCCATGGACGACATGTACACCTGGCGGCTGATCAAGGAAGTCGCCGCTCAGTGGGCCAGCGAGCAGAGCGCAGAGACCGGCGAGCTGATCACCGGGCAGGACTTCCTACGGTCGCTCGGCTTCGACCGGCTCGCCGACGACGAGCCCGAAGACGAGGAGGAGATGCCTGAGGCCGTGCAGGTGTTTCTGGCCAACTCCTGGCCCTACGGCTACTACCTGTTGCACTCCCGTCGCTACGACGACGTCACGTTGTCGGAGTGGCAGTCCATCATCATCTCAGCCTGCGCGCACGAGGGCTTGTCACTTCAACTGGCTCTCGGGTACGTTGGCCGCACTGAGCAAACCTGGGCTATATACAACTACAACAATGACTTAGTCATATTCGTAAATGAAAATCAACAGCCCACCAATGCAATTGCTCAAGAGATCGCTACCGAATTGCGAACCCGAAAGGACCCGCAGCCAATGAGCGCACCCACGACCGAAGAGTCCACCATCAGCACAGCCTCCGCCTTCCGGCGGGGAGGTGCCCAGGCAGCAGAGCGTCAGCAGGCAGAAGCCGCAGCGCGCAAAGCCGCCCGAGGCAGCACCGACTACCTGTCCTCGCTGCTGAAGAAGCACAACGACACGGTGATCATCCGGTTCGTGATCGACGAGCCGGACTGGATCGAGGTCATGCAGCACAGCTTCCTCAAGACCAAGGCCGCTCCCGCCGACAAGCCCGCCGATGCCAACTGGCCGGACAAGATGGGCGCCGTCTGCCGCAAGACCGAGCGTGAGGACGGCGAGCCGTTCTACCCCGAGTGCTTCATCTGCGACCACATGAAGGGCTCCAACGGCAAGCGTCCGGCCCGTGGCTTGCGGATGTGGGCTATCGCGGTGATCCGCAAGGAGGTCATCGGCACACCCGAGATGGCAGCCGAGGGCAAGATCCCCACCGATCGGGTCGGCCAGCGCGTAGGCCTCACCGATGACACCGTCGAGGTCGACGAGGTCAAGGACGGCAAGGTCACCGGCAACAAGATCAAGCGCAAGCGCTACGTCATCGTCAACTACGCGCTGAAGAACTTCTTCACGCAGTTCGTGCAGTTCAGCAAGATCTACGGCACCGCGCTCGACCGCGACTACATGATCACGCGGCAGGGCGAGGAGACCGAGAGCACCTACCAGGCCGTGCCGATGGACATCATCCAGAAGCCGATCCTGGATGCCGACGGTGCCCCCACCGGCGAGCGCGAGCCGTTCGACCTGCGCAACCCGAAGTACGCCGACGCCTACTCTGACCACGGAATCGACTTGGCGAAGATCGTCATGGACCGGATGAGCGACCGCTTCTACGAGCGGTTCTTCGACTCCCGCGTCACCGTCCCGTGGTCCTCGGACGACGACGACAGCACCCCAGCCGCCGCGTCCTCCTCATCGAGCACGGCCGCATCGAGCGAGCCCAGCACCGTCACCGAGCCCGCTCCCGGGCCCGTCTCGGACAAGCTGAAGGCCATGCGTGACAAGCTCGTCGAGGACAACAAGGGTCGAACCGAGGGCGCCAGCTCTGGCGCGACCACCATGTACGACTTCTCGTAGCCTGCAACGCTCCATCCCCGGAGAAGTCACGTGTACAAGCTCATTCAGCAGTACGCGGAGCACGGCCACTGGGAGGACCCGGACGGTCAGGTCCTCCCAGTACCGTCGCTTGTCGAGGACATCAACGGCGAGCGCCTCATCCTCGTCGCCAACCTGGTACCCACCCAGGCCTGGATCGATGCCTCGGCCAGCGGCGCAGACGGCCTGCTCCGAGTGCTCGGTGCCCCGCTCGCCTACTGCCATGCCACCACGTTCACCAGCTACCGACGCGAGAACTCCTTCGCCGCCGCCTTCGAGCTGCCCGAGCCTCGATGGTTGAAGCTCGAAGTGGCCGGGCTGGTCGCGGAGATGACCGATCGCGACTACGCCGTGTCTGCCACCAGCAACCCCTTCGTCCACCTGCACACGCACAGCGAGTTCAGCCAGCTCGACGGTCTGTCGGTCATGGACGAGATCATGAAGGCAGTCGCTGAGGACGGCCAGAATGCCGTCGCGATCACCGACCACGGCAACTGCGCAGGACATCCCGCGCTGCAGAAGGCGGCCAACCTGGCCGGGGTTAAGCCGATCTTCGGCATCGAGGCCTACTTCGTCGACGACCGCGCCGTGCACGAGGACCAGCACGACTACCGACACCTGGTGCTGTGGGCCATGGATGACGCCGGTCTGCGTAACCTCTGGGCACTGTCCACCGAGGGCTACCGCGACCCGGGCTGGTACGGCAAGCCCCGTATCGACTGGGACACCCTGCAGCGTCTCAACGGCGGCCTGGCGGCCTCTACCGCCTGCCTCGGCGGTCCACTGCTGGAGCCCTACCTCGCCGGGAACGAACAGCTCGCGCTGGCCAACCTCGCCCGGCTGGCGGACATTTTCGACGACCGGCTGTTCATCGAGATCCACGCCAACCACCTCGACGACCAGAAGCGCGGCAACGCGTGGCTGATCGAAGTTGCGCGCAAGTACAACGTGCCGATGCTGGCAGCCGTGGACAGTCACTACGCCGAGGCCAAGGACAAGGAACACCACCACGCCTGGTTGGCCATGCAGACCAACAAGGACGTCGACGACGACAGCGAGCTGTTCGGCGGCAACCAGGACTACCACCTGATGGGCGTGGACGAGGTACGTCAGAAGCTCGCTTACCTGCCCGTCGACGTGGTGGACGAGGCGATCAACAACACCGGCATCCTCGCCTCGCTATGTACGGCCGAGATCAGGCCCAAGATCGTCATGCCGGTGTTCTCCAAGCCGACCGAGGACCACCCGGATCCGATCCAGCACGACGTCGAGCGCTTCGTGGACGGAGCGCTGGCCAACTGGCAGAGCCGCATCGTCGAGCGCGGCATCGACGAGACCATCGCCGAGAAGGACGTCACCTACGAGTGCGGCCTGATGGTCGAGAAGGGCTTCCCGGGCTACTACCTGATGACCGCCGACCTCGTCACCTGGGCGAAGTCGCAGGGGATCCTGGTTGGCCCGGGGCGCGGGTCCGGCGCCGCCAGCCGGATGGCCTACCTGCATCGCATCACCGAAGTCGACCCGATCGGCGCGGACCTGCTGCTCGACCGGTTCATGACCAAGGGCCGCAAGAGCCTGCCGGACTTCGACCTCGACTTCCCCACCAGCAAGTCGGACGTCATGACCCACTACGCCCGCGATCGGTATGGCGAAGAGCACGTCGCGCAGGTCGGCACTCACATGCGGGTGAAGAACAAGAGCGCGTTCAAGGACGTATATCGAGCCATCCAGTCGCGGCTGCCCGGAGACAGCTTCACCCTCCTCGCGCAGATCAGCAAGATCATCGACGAGGCGGAGAGTTCTACAGCCGGGCTGGGTTTGTCGTGGGAGGATCTGTTCGCACAGGTCGGTGACCTCCTGGAGCCCTACCGGGAGAAGATCCCTGAGGTGTTTGAGCTGGCGGAGGTCTTCCGAGGTCGGTTGAAGAACTATGGTCGTCACGCGGCCGGGATCATCATCGACCCAGACAACAATCTCCTCGACGAGCTGCCTATGCGGCGCGGTGAGGAGGGTGGGTTGATGGTCACCCAGTTCGACATGGACGCACTGGAATACCTGGGGAAGATCAAGTTTGATCTCCTGAAGCTGCGTAACCTCGACACCATCCAAGCTGCTATCGACCTGATCAAGGAGACCACCGGCGACGTCATCGACATCTACGGCTGGGTGGACGAGTACAACGACCCGGAGGTCTACGCGGACCTGGCAGCCGGATGGACGCTCGGGGTGTTCCAGATCGAGACGTCGCTCGGCACCCGCACCACCAAGCTGATCCAGCCGCGCAATCTCTCCGAACTGTCTGACGTCATCACCCTCGGCCGACCGGGCCCGATGCGCTCGGGGTTGGACAAGCTTTACTTGCGCCGCCGCTCGGGTGAGGAGGCAGTAGCCTTCGACGACCCGCGTCTGGAGGAGGTGCTGGCCAAGACCTACGGCGTGATGCTGTACCAGGAAGACATCATGGCCGTCTGCATGGTGCTCGCCGGGTACGACTCGGACGAGGCCGACCACGTCCGCAAGATCCTCGGCAAGAAGAAGGTCGAGCTGGTCGAGGCCGAGGGCATCAAGTTCGTGCAGCGCGCGGTGGAGAACAACACCGACCGCCAAGTGGCTGAAGAGATCTGGTCCCAGATGGGCGAGTTCGCCAAGTACTCGTTCAACCGGGCCCACGCCTACAGCTACGCCACGCTGGCCTATTGGACAGCCTGGCTGAAGACCCACTACCCGCGTGAGTACCTCACCGCGTCCATGGCCACCATCGACAAGGACCGCATCCCGCAGTTCGTCACCGAAGCCCGGCGACTGGGCTACGAAGTGCTGCCGCCAGACATCAACACCTCCGGCAAGGGCTTCACCGCCGACGGGCTCATCGTGCGTTACGGGCTGGAGAGCGTCAGCCGCGTTGGTGCCATCGCAGCCCAGGCCATCCTCGACGGGCGCGCGGAAGGGCTGTACACCAGCTACGAGGACTTCCTGGAGCGCAAGGGCGGCAAGTGCAACATGCTCCACGTCACGCAGCTCGCCCGCGTGGGAGCCTTCGACTCACTGTTTCCGAACAGGCGCGGTTTGGAGTACCGCATCGACGCCGACAAGTCAGGTGAGTCGACCAAGTGCAAGGACAAGGACGAGGCGCACACCAACGAGTGGGCTCGCGCTAACCACGACGTCCAACTGCCCTGTCACTTCGACTGGAGCGCCGAGCCGCCGAAGATCGGTCGTACCGGCAAGGTCCTGAAGGTCCAGCCGAAGCCGCCGAAGAAGTGCACCAAGGCCTGCCGCCACTACACCCCGCGCGACCCACTCAGCTACGACGACGTCGAGCCCTACAGCGATGCTGAGATCCGCGACATCGAGTACGAGCTGCTCGGGGTGTATCTGTCGTCCTCGCCGTTCGAGCGCATCCCGGTCGAGATGATGTCTGAGCTGATGACCGCCGACGGTCTGATGACCGCTGAACTCCAGGGCAGCTACCCGGTCGCCGCCATCGTGGCCTCGGCTCGCCCCGACCCCAAGGGCCGTGACTTCGGGTTCGCCACGCTGAACACCCCAGCCGGTGATCTGTCGGTCATCCTGTTCTCCAACCAGTGGGAGCGGTACAAGCCGTTCCTGCGCAAGGGCCAGATGGCCTTCGTCGAGATCTACAAGTCAGACCAGGATCGCTATCGCCTCACGCACATGGAGCCGCTGTGAAGCTACGTCGTGAGAATCGCGGTCCGCTGCTGCCGGTGGTCCAGCAAGGGATCAATCGCAAGCTGCTTGCCCGGGCGCTCGGCGTGGGAGCGGTCGACATCATCAGCGTCTCTCGCAACTTCTTCGACGGGTCGTGCGATATCAGATTCGTCATCCACAAGGACGAGGCGCAGGCTCTGAGCCGTTACCTCGCCCCTACTGACCTCACGCCGCCCGAGGAGACCTGATGGCTGCTGCCAAGAAAACCACTACTCGCAAGCGCACTCCGAGCGCCTCGGCCAGCGCACTGGCCAAGTTCGAGGAGCAGTTCGCCAAGGAGTTCGGCGAGGGCGTCCTGTCGACTCCCAAGATCAAGGCCTACGAGGTCGTCTCCACCGGCTCGCTCACCCTGGATGCCGCGCTCGGTTGCGGAGGGACCATCGTCGGACGCATCACTGAGATCTGGGGCCCGCCGAACACAGGCAAGACCACCATGGCGATGATCACGGCCGCCAATTACCAGCAGCAGTACCCCAACCGCGTGGTGGGTTGGATCGACGTCGAGCACTCCTGGGACAACGACTGGGCCAAGGCGCACGGGCTCGATATCGACCGGGTGCGTAAGACGGAGCCCGCGACGGCTCAGGATGTCAGCGACCACGCGAAGTTCATGGTGCGCTCTGGCCTGTTCAGCCTCATCGTGATCGACTCCATCGGCGGCATGATCGGCCGCTCCGAGGTGGAGAAGGACGCTGACGATGCCGCCGTGGCTGAGGTGGCCCGGGTGGTCACCCGCATGGTCAAGTACCAGGCGCACCAGCTCACGGTGCACAAGACCGGCTTGTGGATCATCAACCAGCCGCGCAGCAATATCGGCTCCTACGGCGGAGGCTCGACCACCGGCGGGGGTAACGCGCTCAAGCACGTGTCCACGCACAAGATCCGGATGCGGCTCACCAACACGAGCCCGTACATGGTGTCGAGCAAGCCCGAGGACGGTGAGGCAGGCTTCGAGGTCGCGGCACACGTCGAGCGGAACAAGGTCGCCCCGCCGAAGAAGGTCGCCACGTTCGGTCTGTTCAACCAGGACACCGATCAGTGGGGTCCGATGGGCATCGACCGGGCCAGCGAGGCGCTACGTCTGGGCATCCGCTTCGGCATCATCGCCAGCCCGTCCAAGGGCTGGTATCAACTACCCGACCGCGAGGTCCGAACAAACGGCGAGGCCAAGGTGCTCGGCGC